ATGAATGTTGTCAGTGTATGGCCACAATTACTTGACAGTGATTTTCCTGCACCTCTTGAATATAATGATCTAGTTCCACGTGTTTCAGAAGAAGATGATAAAATCAAAGAACAGTTGAAAATTGATCCAGTAACTATGTATGCTGAAGATCATGTTGAGAAAATAATGAAAGGGTTAATGAAAGGATCACTTGATCCAGTGATTAATCCTTTACTTCTTCCAGTATATGCAGAGTTTTGGGCTTATAAAATAGGATCAAAACCTATTGAGTTACGTAATGGTACTCATGTATATACATTGTCCGAATTGCAACAATCCAGTACATGGAAAATGTGGTTGCTTATACTTATATTGATAATAATTGTTATAGTGATTATAGTGTTATACAAACGTAAAAAATAATTTGTAAACAATATAATCAAAATATAAACTTCCTAGTAATTAGTAAAATGCGAGGTGGATATGGAAGTATTTGCAAACGTGAACTTCATAGACCAGGAAGTAAGTTATATTATAAACTAAAGGATGCATTTGGAGAAACGCGTGTTGAAAACACGTTAGGAGATACAAGATTTTATCCTTCTCCGCCTCTTACAAGTCTTTCATATAGGCTTGACGGTGTAAATGAGAAACCTCCAAATACTTATGCTGAATATAATGCATCATGTTCAGATGAGTATGTTCCTAAATACAATGAAGGACAAAGAAAACAAGGTGCACAAGGATGTACTTCATGTACTGCACCTTCTAGGAATAAAGGCGGACTTGCTCCGATCCTTGATCCGAAATTTAATTTACGTGAAGTTGCAAAACAAATGATTTTACTCGAAGATCATTTGTTTCAACCTTCAAGAAGATGTGATGATTGTATTAACAAGCACAGACTTATGCTTGAAGCCTTTTTGGAGGAGGCGATAACTTTGGATAAAACAGGTGAGCATTATGATAGTATTATTAGTACCCTCAAGTCGTTTAAAGAAATTATGAACATATTTGTAAATAAAGTCAGACGTAATCCAGTCTCTGACATTGATAAAGTTTATTTCGAAACCGCTCAACAATTAAGAATTTTACGTAAACCTTTGTGTATTCAATATTGTGATTTCTGTTAACATGGAAAACCCTTTAATTTGTCAAATTCTTTCAACAACTGAATCATTTCTAGCAAAAACTTTATCTATAGTTGATCTTAACATTGAGACTGGGAATATAGGATATATATATTTAATTCTGCTCTGTTTCATTTCTAATCCCGACCTTTTTAAAGAATCAATGTCAAATATATTTACATTTTTCCACTTTTTTGTAGATCGAAAAGCAGATATTAATCCTACAATTGAATATGTAGGTTTTACGGTAAGTACTTTACGTAGAGCATTTCTTGAGAAAAAAATAAGTAAAGCTGATGTTGATATTCTACTAGACATGTTTGCGGAGTGTGGTATTTTAACTAGAGATGAAGCAAATCAAGTAACGTTATAATTATTCACAATTGTGAATAATTATAATAATTTTCCAATACAATTGTATTGATTCTTGTCAAATTGTGTAGCTGTTATTTCAACAGTTATACAGTCTCCTTCTGTATATTTGTCACCTGTGTCAGGAACAAATACACGGTAAAGATCAGTTTGGGTCATTAGTCCGTGCTTGAGTTTTTTAATAACCTTTACATTGACTTTATTTCCAACTTCTGGTTTAGTAATTTCTGAATTGAATATAACTTTTGCATGTAACATTGGTGACATATAATCTGCCTTTATTTCTTTTACACGTACATTTCGGATTGACACTATATATCCATGTTCCTTTGTACATGTTTTAATGTACTTCTCAGATACCAACCTTACAATCTCTTTATTAAAGTTAGATGTAAGCAATGAAGGATATATTTCAATAATCTTGACAACTTGCATGTTGATATATATGTAAAATACATTTTTTTAAAGGTATTCGTTTTTACCAGAGCCGATATAAAGCATATAATCTTACTAATAAATGTTTGATTGGGTTTTAGTATACTTCACTTTTTTTGTTGTGTATTTAAGAGTGTTATTCCTAAAACTTTACAAATATTATAATCCATACAATCCTAAGGTGGAACGTATTGATGAGCATCTATTTAAAGTAACTTTCAATATTGAACATATTGAGTACTCTGTATTTCTGAAACAAGTCGCGTTACATCCTGATTTTAGAAAATGTTATATTGAAGACGATCAATGTATTGATATCACAGAAGAAATTAAGTCAACAAACAGGTTAATGCAAGTGGATGTAACTCCACGACTTCTAGGTTATAAGTATGTAACCTGTTGGAAGGACGATGATCCTAAAATATTCAAGTTGAACGATTTTGTTATTATATAATAACAAAATTATAATTCTATTCTACACATTGGACAGCTTGTGGATTTTTTAGTCCATTGTAAAATACATGATTTATGAAATATATGATTACATTTTATTTTAATAAAGTCAGGATCTTCTTCACAAGAAGATCTGCATATAGGGCACTTGTCTGTATAGTTCAGAATATCTGTATATTCTATGTTAGGATTATTAGTTGTATTTCCTTGTCGTCTCGATCTAAAATAATCAAGTAACCCTTCTACAAATTCAAGTCTCATTCTGAATGACAAGTCCTGATAAAAAAATAATTGTTCATGATTTACCTGTAAATTATTATCATAAAAAATAGGCCAGTCAATGTACTCTTTTGCTTCATATACAAGCTCATATGTTATTGTACGAAAATGACTTATAATTTTCCAGTTGAATTTATGCTTTAATGCAAGAATAGTAGAATCAGAAATACTATTGTTTGCGGATAAAAAGTCCCAATCCCAGTTTTTATTAATATACTTTTGTAGTATCTCAAGAGATGGAGCATAGTTCCAATTTTTGGATAAATGCTTGAACTCAATATATTCAGAAAGTTCATCAATAAAATTATCGGACATATCCTGCAACTGGGAAATTGACTTCCAATCTAACTTATCCTTATATTTCCTAATTGTATCAACCGAGAGTTTCGCATATAATGATACTCTTGACCATTTTTCTGTTGATAATGTATCATAATTATCTAACATGTATTCACTCAAGTGTAAATGTCTGAACTTTATGAGATTGTAAATTTCTTTTGAAAATGTTATAATGTACTTCTTACGTCTGATTTCGGGAAGTGATTGCGACTCTATAATATTTAACACCTCAGTATAATCCATTTACTAGTAAACTTACTTCCCTTTAAAAAGAACATTATAAGATACCTAATGAATACTAAGACTTATCTTTCCATTAATAATAGGCTCAGAGAACCACGGTGTTATCAGTGTTGCAATGTAAAGCCCTTCAAAGTACTTGTCAACAACGCATCTGTATGTACCATCATACATTCCAGTATTTGAAATTTCTGCAACACCGTCAGACCTTTGTACAACATTTACGCTGTCACATAGTGTAGGGTAAAATAAGACGCCTGGTATATAATCATTCCCTACTGTTGGTATTGGAATCCATTTGAATATTGGTTTCATTTACATTATTTGTGAAAAATGTATGACATTTATTATATCCATCTGTGTACAGAGAAAGAATTGATGATTGGTGTTTATCAAAATCAAACATGTCAATATCTTGTAAATTAATTTCAAGAATATCCATGTTTTGAGTATTACAACATCTTAAAATTCTTTTAATGTAGAAGTTTGACGACAATGTTGATAGTACTCTTAGAATTGAAAGGATTCTATACTGTCTGTCGAGATTATTGTACTTTGTAAATATAACACATCCAAACACAGTATCATCTTCTTTGCACAGATGTATTGGGAAATTATCCACTACACCACCATCAACATATACGTTATTATCTATTAGACATTCGTCAAACACAAATGGGATTGATGCACTTGCTCTTACAGCAGTAACACAATCAATGTTTGGATGAGTCTCATGTGAAATGTATTCACATGTATTATTTGTAAGATTATAGGATGTACATACAACTGTTTTATTGAACTTTTCATACAGCTCTAACAAGGTACATTGTTTTTTACCTGTTTTTAGTTCAATCATATAACGTAAATGGGTTTCTAATCTTTCAAATTTTAATGCACCAAGTCCTTTCATTAAAGAAAAGAAGTCAAACGGAAGTAGACTTCCGAGTACATTATGTGTACATATGTACACTGTAATTTCAATTGGTGTATACCCGATTACAAGCAATAAAGAAATTATAGCACCGGCAGAAGTACCTATAAATGTTTTTACTTGTGAGTAAATATCTGTGTTGTCATAAAGGTATTGTAGTGCACCAAGAGTTGATATACACTTTATACCTCCTCCTCCAAGAACTATTACATTATAATTCCTCATTTAAGAATTATAATGGTTGGCTTAAATCATACTTTCTTGACAATAATAACAAACAATGTACTTACTAGTAATGCAATAGCCATGTACATTATAACTGTATTGTTGTCAGACATTAGTGCCTTCTTACAAATAGGACACGATTCACAATGAGCAGCAACCTGTTTACAAGACAGATCGGTGCTGTAATTAAATTCCCTATAATGTGGTTTAGTGTAATTAACATGTAAATATTCATCTTTAGCAGTTTCATGGACTTGGGGTTTAGAAATGGTAGAAGGTAAATCTCTTTCAAGTTCTTGAACCGATGTTTTACCAGGAACAGATGGATTAAAGTTATCCATAACATCTGGTCTAGGATTTTGAAGTTTTGTACCTACATCTCCATAAGAAACATATCTTTTAGACATGAGTATTTATATTATCGTATCATAAATTTTTTATACTTTCCTCTAGTATGTCATTTAATATTTCACTGTTCTTAGTTTTACTTATTTTTTGTTTACATACTGAAACAAAATCCAGCGTGTTTACTATTTCTTTTGTTACATGTAGTGACGACTCAGTAGAACAGTTAAATACGATCTTTGCATTTTTAATTAATTGTTTGTACTTGGAAGTTTTCCTAAATGATTTAGATTCAGATGGAGTACATGTAATCACTACTTTCCATGAGACTGTATCAGTGTTCGTGACATTAACATTATGACACTCATCAATATTAACACGTAAAGTACGTTTTTCATGAACATGGATTGGCACTTCAGTAATACTAGATTCATTAACTAAACAAAGTATTCGTTTATCGCTTTCACTAAATGCGTGTTGTAATGGTGCACCTACATAGAATACTTTATTTGATAACCATTGAGAATCATGAATGTGGCCACTAACAATGTACTTGAAGTTTTTAATGGTGTCGTATTCATCACCAGATTCTGAAATTACTACCCCCATATCACATCCTCTAAATTCCTGATGACAAAATAGTATTTTAGAGGTAAGGTACTCTTTATTTGTTTCAAGAGCTTCAATTAATCTTCCAGGATATACGTATGGACAAAATGTATATTCCCCATTAACAATTACTTTATCGACAATAATAACATTGTTCCATTGTTTTAATGCATTCATCCAATGATTCTCAGAAAGAAACTGGGTGTTCGAGATATAATCATGGTTTCCTACAAGTACATACAACTTACACAGACTTGATACCGACTTTATCAATTCACATGCCTTGTTAAGACAAGGTGTAATTATTTTTTCATGATAATCAAGAACATCTCCAAGAAATACTACAAAGTCGGGATTGAGTTCAGTAATTTTTGAGATAATTACTTGTTGCAATGTAGAAATCTGATCAAGATTGTTTGTCTTAACATGTATATCTCCTACAATAAGCGCTTTCATATATCATATCATACATGCTTTTATATTTAATTGGTGTAAAGATATAATAAAAGAGTATGATTCTACAATTCTGGAAAGATTATGGATACGTTATACTAATAAGTTCAATTTTTGTATTTCTAATAATTGTTGGATGTGTATATTACACAAAGTACAAACGTAACAAAAAGAAGCACATACCTTCTCCTCTTCCATATCTTTCTAGTGATACAAGACAATCACTTAACAAGTGTAGTGCAGGCGAAAGAGAGTGTAGGAAAGTGTTGGAAAAATTATTCAATAAACCTTTTACTTGTCAAAGACCATCATTCCTGCAAAATGATGTTACAAGTACTTCGGACAAGAAAAATAATTTGGAACTTGATTGTTATAATGAAGAACTTGCACTTGCTGTAGAGTATAATGGTAAACAACATTATGATTACGTGCCTTTTTTCCATAAAACACGTGATGCATTCTACAATCAGAAATATAGGGACGAAATCAAACGAAGACTTTGTAAAGAGAATAACGTTACCTTGATTGAAGTACCATACAGTGTACAACTAAATGATATTGAGGACTATTTGACAAAAACACTAAAAGAATTAAAACTTATCAATTAAGTATTTATTATTTGGCCAAATAATAAATATATGGTTCAACTTGGGACATTGGGAACAATAACTAAAGTTGGGTTCGGTTTGGTAGTTATAGGAATACTTGTTTACATAGTAATTACAATGCAAAAGATAAATACCGGAGGATGGAAGATACTTGGAGATAATAATTCATTGAAATTTGTATCTCCCAAGAACGAGTCCGTGCTAAGTATAAGTGAACAGGATAATGGGATATATATTAAAAATTATCAGGTGCAAGCAGATAATAATGGACTTCACTTTAAAAGCCCAAAAAATGTTCTAATGGCATCTCTTAAAGAAAAAGAATTAGATATTGGAGGAATAACACTTGCCGACAATACTGATGATAGTCCTGATGCTGGTAGACAAGGACTTAAAATCTACAACAATAAAGTTGGAAAAGATATTTCGTACATTTCAAATCTTGGATTAAGAATTCCCGAATATAACTTGCTTCTTAAGGGAGATGGATATCCGTCAGACCCAAAGTTTCAAATTTATGATCTTAAGAATAATAAAGTATTGTTGTCTGTTCCTTCAAAATCCTTTGAATACAACTTAATTTAAAATAATACACGTAAACACAAATGATTAATGATAAGAGTTTATGGGAAAATCCTCCTGTACCAAGGGAAATGTTTACAGATGAACAATTAAAAAAGTACGAAGATGAAGGTAAACGGTTATATAGCAACATGGACTTTTCTAATCTCGAGTCCCAAGTTCTAGATTGTGTAAGTTATATTGTAATGCAATTAAGATCAGGATTAGACAAAACACTTCTTTCCGAAGAAGAAGTAGGTATTATGAAATGTGTATATGGAGAAGAATGGGAATCAACAGACTTCTCATATAAGGAACGTTGAATATATTATTTTACCTACCACACCGTAGTGTAATAAGTAAAATAATATTTATTATTGATACAATGATTCAAGATAGCATACAAAATCATCACTAAGATGAAACTGGTTTGCAACAAGTAATCTTGCATCAAGATATGTTATGTTTGCCCTGATAAATTGTTCTGAAAGAATTTGAAATTGACAAAAGTTATTTAGTATTGCAGTTATTCCCATGTTTGTATATCTTTCAATATTGTTTATGAATATTTGAATAGAAAATTCTGAAAGACGATAATTTCTAGATAATTGCATCCAATTAAACATATTGAAATTATCATCATTAATACCTATGTAATCATGAGGATCATTCTCATTTACAAATTGTTCTATTTCATTAAAGAATGTTTCATCCGAGTCTGACAATGTAGTAGGCGAGTCATCAGATTCAGATGAAATATACGATGGTGTGTTCGTATATGTCTCATCACTTGAATCCATATCTGAATCACTATCATCAGATACATTTATAATGAAATTATCTTGAGTCTCGAACGATATATTATCCTGACTTTGTCTTATATTGTAAGGTACACTTACTCTACACAATGGACAAGAAGGATGAATTACAAGCCATGAATGTATACAATCCATATGAAACTTATGATTACAATGAAGAGCATGCATCGACGTTAAGTCAATGTCGTCACGGCAAATTGCACATGTAATAACTTCACCTGTAACAATTTCAATAGCCATAATGTATCAGTATATAACTCAAAATACATATATTTTAACATAATCATTTTTGATTAAAATGTATAATTGAACAGTAATGGTGTAGGCCGTTTTTCCCTAAGTTTTATTGGAGCATATTGTCTTAACCCTTTTCTACTTATTCCATCTCCAAGCAGTACACTATCCCAAATATCTAACTTGTAATTGTTTTCCATCATTCCATACTCTGATTTTATCTGACTTACAATTACTTGAATTGTCTCTGTTATTATATGATTGGCGTCATCGCGTGGTTCAAACTGCGTTATGTTATATCTACTGTATATATCACCTGTTTGAGGTCTGTAAGAAATATAAATATTGTTTAGAACAGAAACAATTGTTTCGTGTGGAACAACAATATCTCTTCCTCCTGGAACTATACCACGTAACAATTTTGTAACTTCAGATGAAATAAAGTCAAGTGTATCATCAGAAAACAGATACTTGAATGTCTGATTGTTGGTACTAAATCCAACGTTACGTGTATACTGCTCCGCATTAGTATAATATCCAGTAAAGTTCATTTATTATGGTATACATATTATTAAATCTTTTAGTGTAGTTGCATGTAAAGATGTAATAACTGATTTAAAGTAACAGTGTGTGTTAGAAAAAGATGGCGACACAAGTTGTTAAGAAACCTAAATCAAACTACCTTATTTTCTGTGAAGAACAGAGATTGGCTATTAAACAAAAAAATCCTCAGATCAAGAATACTGAGGTTATTCAAGAATGTGGAAGATTGTGGAAACTTCTTACTCCCGAACAGAAAGATGTTTATACCCAAAAGTACCTGGTGTTAAAAAGTGCATCTGACTCTGAAAAGGAAGCTCTAGCTCAATGCTCTTTAAAAGAAACTAAGGAGTGTAAACAGGAATCAAAGCCTGAAGAGAAAGATAAATCCAAAGTGAAGAATCCTTACATTACATTCTGTTCAAGTGAACGTAAAAAAATAAAGGAACAGTTTCCCGGTCTTGATCCTAAAGAAGTAAGTAAGAAACTTGGTGAGGCATGGAATTTACTTTCAAATGAAGAAAAACTTAAATATAAATGTGAAGTTGGTTGTACCGAAGTTAAATCTGATCAATGTCAGGTTAAATGTGAACTGAAATGTCCGGTTGAACAAGCACAACCTAAATGTCCTGAGAAAAAGAAGGCGAAGAAACCTAAAAAATTGCAGAATGAACCTGTCCTCACAGAAAATTAATTATTAACTAATAATTAATTTTATTTCATTAGTTCCTCAATATCTTCCTCAATTCCTTTAATTTTATTGAGTATTTTAGATAATGTTGTCATAATGTACATTCTCTCATTTTCATATGATACAGTGTATGGTGGAACAGGATGAGGCATGTCATCGTCGCTGCTACTTGAATAGTATTCATCTGTTTCAGAAACCATTTTATAAAATTAGGTCAAACTTTAAATTATAGTTATTATTATAAAAAAGGAATGAGAAAATATATTTTATCATTGTCTGTAATTACAGTTACAATAATCGTAATACTTCTCATTGTATACCTTACAAAAGGAAGACATGATCTTGAACTTGAGCAGCCAGACGAGTTTTATAAAATGCATTTTGTTCATACAAAAGATTACTTGAAAAGAGTATACCCTATTGCATCAAAGACAATCGATAGTATGTCATACAAAGACATTGCAAAATTCTACAATAAGTTAGATTTCATTTATAATTGTTGTTATGAATACTCTGGTGAGTTAGCGCCTGATGGTGGATGGAAAGCACTTCCTTGTTGCTCTAATGAAAAAAATAGATTACCATATGCACCTCAAGGATACTTTTATTTTTGGCCCACATATGCAAAGTTTAATAAGACTACTGCCTACAGTTCAGGTAAATACATTGAAGATGAAATTTATCCATTGTCACTTATTGGATCTCAGAGACCAGATATTCCTTGGGGTGTAAGACCTGACGGTGGTGAAGTAGATGCACTGCATAGAAGTGGTCCAGCTCCATTCTGGATTACATTATTCTCACTTGTAAGAAATATTTTCTATCCATTTGGACCAGTATACGACTCATCATTCAAGAAATGGACGTATAGGAATGGAATTGATGTAGATAATGTATCTGACAACATGGGATTCTATAATAAAACCAGGAATTGGGCAAGTGGATTGGCGATGGGTGAGTATGTTGAAGTCACACATTCTGGGTGGGAACCTGGAATGACACAGAGTCAAGGATTCTGGTTAAATCCATTCTTTGGAGGAGGAACAGGAATGTTTTACAGAATTGGTAAAACAATAGTTGCACCAAACAAACTTGCAATGCTTTTTAAACTTTTACAAAGAGTTGCATCCCGTTCATCTGCTGATCTTAATTTACCTGATGCGTTAGAATATGGAGGACAAAACTTTAGAGGAATGAATGGTACTGAGTTTCTTAAACATTGGTATGGTACTTCTGATACATACCTTATTGTTTGGAAATACTGTGCAGATGATCCCCAAACAGGAGGATTATGGGGTCCAATGGCCAAGACTTCAAGTGGAGGATGGTTAGTTGTTCCTAAACAATGGGTTGGTATTGACAATAAAGGAGTTCTTGCTGCAACTGGATTATTTAATCCTGGATCAATTGGTGTTAGTGGAACTCCTTATGGTCCAAATGCTGCAGTAACATTCTTTGAAGTGGTAAAATGGTATGCCAAGACACATGGGTTTGACAATTTACCTGCTGATAAAATCCGGAAAAGAGTAATTGATGATGTAATTAAATGTAAAGATTATTTACTTGATAGAGTATGTACAATTGTTACATTTGATGAACCAATCTTCTGGTTGTCAGTTGTTCTTGGAATTGAAACTGTGCAAATGCCAATAAGTGCAAATGGAAATGGATTATGGTCTCCTGAAATTATTCATACACATATTCCAAATCCTGTTTGGAGAGATGCAGTTAAGGCCAGAGTATACTTGTACGTTGATGGCGATGATTCCAAGTCAATGTTTGATATTTCCAAAGGTGCACCAAGATACACTATGGAAGGACATTATGCATGGCAAGATATGATATCTACAATAATTACTGAAAGGAATCCATTTGATCTTTCTCAATATAGAAAATGTAAAGCTATGGGTGCAATCAAAGACAAAGTAATAAATTATAATGATAAATTCTTTACACAATGGGCAAGTTGTAATTCTGCATCAACTGATCAATCATGTTGGAAGAAAGATATGAATGATTATGGATACAAGACTTCTCAGTGTGCAACAAATGGTCAATGGGGAGTCACTGAACCTGGAGCAGCAGATTTTCCTAAAAGGACATTCTGGGGATACTATGATGAGAAAAAAGGATGTTATCCGTTCTATGAAGGGATATTTTGTGAGGATGGATTATCTGCTGATTATAGTATGATTAGAATATACAATGGTAAAGATGTGGGCAGGGTATAAAATGAATTTAATTGAGATTTAATATTATGAATATATATTATCATATGGAATTTAATTGTTTTTGTGGGAAGTGCCAAGTAACCAGAAAAAATGTGGACACTGGTTCAGATTCTGATTTTGGACCGTATCAAAATAATATTTCACGGGCTGGTGCATTTATATACACAGATGAACAATATAATAGATCAGGCAGTTTTATTCATACTACTGAAAGGTACGTTTTACTTGTACAGTCATATAATGGTAAATGGGGACCTCCAAAAGGAAGAGTTGAACCCAACGAGTCATCATTTGATTGTGCTGTAAGAGAAACATATGAAGAAACTGGAATTGATATTTCTCAAATTATAGATGTCAGGACTAAACGGACACTTAATGGAAAATGGGACATTTATCCTATAAGATTTAATAGCCGTGTTAAAATAGAACCAATGTCTGATGAAATAACAGGGTACGGTTGGGTATCTATTGGATGTATATCAAGAAATAAAAGAAGACTTAATCATCCATGTAAACTCGCATTAAAAGAGTTTATGGATGTTAGAATTATGTAATTTTTTACTTGACTAAAAAGTAAAAAATTAATACTATTAAAAATAACTTATCAAAAATGATTTAACATATGGACTTATAATATATATTCATACATATGGAGTTTATCTGTGTTTGTGGAAAGTGCCAAATAACTAAAAAGTCTGTAGTAACCGACTCTAATTATGATTGGAGTAAAAATCCACAGGGACTTAAAAGGTCTGGGACATTTATTTATCATGAAGATAAGAATGATATTTTCTATCCTAATGGTAAGAGTGTTCCAACACATAGAAAATATATACTTCTTGTACAAACATACAATGGTAAATGGGGACCTCCAAAAGGGACTATTGAAAATAATGAATCGTCATTCCAATGTGCTGTACGTGAAACACGTGAAGAAACTGGAATTGATATGGAAAAGAATATTAACCCATTCATGAAAAAAACTCTTGAATGCGACTATAAATGTGATATGTTTCCTATACCTCTTGATACTCGTGTTGAAATCAATCCAAAATCTTATAATGAGATAACAGGATATGGTTGGGTATCTATGGGATGTGTATTAAGAAATAGAATGTTACTTAATCGCGTATGTCATCTTGCACTAAAAGAGTTTATGGATGTTGAAGTTTGGATTTCAATTCAAGATATTAAGAAACACAGAAAACAAACTTCTTACACCCGTACCCGTTAATTATATTATAAAAAATGAATTATATTATTATTATTACGTAAGTAGTAATAATAATTAGCATGACTAAGGATTTTAACAGAGATCTTAACAGAGAACTTGGGAAATCTATTCTTGATACATACTTGTCCGTAAAATCCAATGTTGAAATTCTTGAGAAAAGAATTTTCATGTCTTCAACAACGCCTGAAGAATATTTACAGAAACTTTATGAATGTATAGGATACATTACAGAAGGATGGGTAAAGGAGTATCATGAAGATATTAAGGAAAAGAAGACAGGATTTGACCTCAGTGTTTATAATGAATACCTTCAAGAAATTGAAGAAACAGATGAGTTCTTGAGTAATGACTTGTCAGTTGAAGAAGGAGCATTACAATGTCCTAAATGTAAATCCCAAAAAACCTTTTCATATACAAAACAAGTCAGATCGGCTGACGAAGGTACTTCAGTATTTGCTCAGTGTTATAACTGTTCAAATAAATGGCGAGAATCATAATTTTAATTATATTATACTTGTAAAAAGTATAATATAATATTTACTGGGTAATTACACGTTTAATTTCGTTTCTAATTTTATTGATTGTAAGTTCACTTATTTTTACTTTTGAAGAGAATTCCTTAATGTTCATGTAAATTCCCGTAGTGGTTATATAATGAAAAACTAGTCCTGCGGCAACACTTTGTGGCCTTGATTCTTTGAAAAGTACAGATTTGGTCATTACAGACTCATAAAGAGAAATGACTTCTTGTTTTTGTGTTTCATTAGAGTTAAGTAAGTTCATTATCTCAACAACAATATCTTTGGGTGTAATGTAAGTACTATGAATATCTTCTGATTTTTCAGTATTTAGTGCAACTTGTTTTAATCCAAATATGAAATCCGATTTATCGAGTCCAATATCTTTAAGCATATCTCTAAGTGTATCACAACTCTTTGGTTGACCAATTTTTTTATATGCATGAAACAGACATGCTGCAATAATTGCTTTTCTTGAAGATTTACCACGTTTAATTGTACCTTTAGTTACTTGAACATATATTTCATTTGCAAATGTTATTACATTACGTGGAATACCAAAATTCTCAAGATCTTTAAGAATTATAACACCTTGTGTTTTACGTGCCATGCATCTTGCAGGATTAGATTTTGTTTCACTTCCGTAATGTCTCCACTCCTTTTCATATGTTTGTACCTTATCAACAATCATACCACAGTCAGTACATGTAACATCACTGTTTACTAAGGTGGTATTAACATGTGTACATGATGTATTGTCAGTACTAGGTACTACATGAGTTTCAGGTGTACATTCATCATCATTAAACACGTTGAAGTAATCCATATAACATACATATGATATAAATTTTCCTGAAACATTTTTATGAAGTGTCAGTTTAATAAAATGATTTTGTAAATAAATGACTCAGCAGTACATTCATCTTGATAGTGCTTATAGGAACAGAACAAGATTTCCCTTACCATCTTCATTTATTGTTCCAATTGCATCTAACAACAGTATTTATAATCCCTCGGCAATCCAAGCAGAAGATCCGGTAAGTTATGCATATCCCGTGTACTTGTTTACAGGACAATCGGCCAATCGCGGTCCAGAAGCATTTAATGGAGGTACACATGTTCTTCCAATACTTAATATTGGAGCATCAACAGTTAATGGATTTTATAATGGTTACAATATAACAGATACTACACTGGGAGAAACCAGATTAATTCTAAATTATATTGGTTCTACACAGACAGTTGTCCTTGATCATCCTTTTTCATTGACGTGGGCAGATACTGATACTTATACAATTACAGATCCGAGTACTGCATCTACAATACATTTACAACCACAAGCAATAGATATTAATAATTTTTATAATGGAATGTACATTTATGATAGAACAATTAATCAGTTTAGAGTTATTACATCTTATAATGGAGACTTACGTACTGCATCATTACAAAGTCCATTTGTTGGATGGGCAGTAACAAACTCGTACGATGTTAGAAGTATACCATTTGATGAAACTGGTTTACTAGTTGCAGCATCTCAGTTAACAGTAACTCTTCCAGTAACTTCATCATCAGTCAATGAGTTTTATACTGGAAAATTCTTATACATTACAACTGGTGCAGCTGCCGGACAAACAAGGATTATTTCTGCATATAATGGTACAACAAAAGTTGCAACTCTTGTACCTCCAGGATTGTCACCTGTACCAGCACCGGGCGACACTTATGAAATTCTTCAATATTCAAGAGATAATTCTTGTCCATTATTGTATTCTGGGAGTGTGCTTTCACAACAGGAGACTGTAAATTATGAAGTTGAACTTATAACACTTGATATTCCAAACAAAGAAATTATAACTCCTAATGGGAGTGTACTTTCATATTATCCTTACATCATTGTAGAACTATCTAATGATACCGCTACTGGTGGGTACGGTAGGAGTGTATTATATTCAAACAATCCAAATACAATCAGAGCAACTTTTGTAGTATCTATAACTGATGTCAATGATCCAAACACAACTCAGTTTCTTTCTTTATCATCTAGTGGTATGAAACAAACTATGAGATTCAAACCAAACGATAATCTTAGATTTAGTGTTAAACTTCCAAGCGGGATTCTATTTAATGTTGGTCCAGATACGACATCACCTCTACCTCCTAATCCAGACATTCAAATTTCTGCAGTGTTTTCAATTAAAAGAATTGCAACATAGATATATATTATAAACTACATATGATTATTGCAGCTATTGATCCGGGAATAAAAAATTTTGCATTTTGTGTAGAAAATGTATGTACCGATACAATATCATGTATTCCAGACATTGACTTGAAACTGTTATGTTCTGAAACTATATTCTTTGACAATTTTATTATTGATCCGCCAACTACTAAAACAATAACTGGCTTGCTAAAAAAGTACAACCACATATGGTCAATGTGCGACGTAGTACTTGTAGAAAGACAAATGCAGTTCAAAGGAATTATTAATTCTAATGCATTACGAGTTGCTCATCATTGTCTATCATTCTTTGAGTTATTGTACCCTTCAATTAATGTTATAAATTACCAGGCATCAAGGAAAACAGTTGTACTTGACGCTCCAAAGGGTCTGACAAAACCTCAAAGAAAAAAATGGTCAATAACAAAGGCTGATGAAATTTATACTGCTAGGGGAGATACATACTCTCTTACAAAAAGAGCGAATGCTGAATATAAACTTGATGATGTAAGCGATTGTTTATTAATGTGTTTGGCATACACAATTACTCGTAAAAAATAATTAGTATCACTTCTGATGATATTAATTATAATAACTTTTACTTGTTGATTACATCCTATAATACTTTGCAATAACTAGGATGATAAAGAGTACAACTGTAAAGATTACGCTGTTTAGCATTGCACCAAATTTTGTCATACTAAGCCCGAGAAATAATGCAAGTGCAAGCACAGTGATTAGAATGATTTGTAACCAGGACAACATTTATTATAAAATAAATTTTATTTTGCACATTGTGTTTCACATTCAGGTAATTGATAATCAAAATTTAATGGTCTTCCATAAAACCCTTTGCATGGACATTTCTTATATGGTGATACTTCAAAGAAGAACCCTTCAGTTTCCTGATTTGGTGGGACCATTTTAACAAGTGAAAGGATTACTAGAAGTGAAACTGAGAATATTAGTATTCTCGGAGTTGTAGGGATGTGTGTAATATCTAACAAGACAAATATGATTGTCGTTGCAATGACTGTCAAAATAATCTCATGCCAATTCATTATTTATTTAAAAATAAATAATATTAATAAATGTCTGAAGTTCTTTTGTATGAAAAACCTAACGTTTTTTCAGTTGATGCAACTAGTAAAACTTTGTATTTTATATTGCCATATATAATATCAAAAGTAAAAAGAGAAGGAGAAAGCGTAACACCACATGAAAAAATTAGTTGTACAGAATGTACTTGGTTAATTACATTTAATGTTGAAAATGCAAGTGAAACTCTTATGAATGCATCTGAATACGAAGTTGATAATTACTTAAATATGAACAAGGATCAAATCACATCATATATTTTATCTATAATAGATGAAGATACTATTGATATTCTTATAGGTGGAACAACATACCTTGATGCTGAAAAAATAAATGAAATGATTTATTCTGTATTATCTGATCCTAGAAATTCGCATGCTAGATATGTAGCAGTAAATATTCCATATAACATTGAAGGATTTTCAGATATTGTAAAATTTCTTATACATAATAATTTTGGAGATCCAAAAATCCTTAATAAAACAGTTACAGGAACTTTACTTGAAAAAAGTGTGATTACTTTGTTTCTTGATAAAGATAATTTGAATGTAGGAAATCCTGTTAGTATACTTAACTATGTATATGAACTTGTGTATTCGATTGAACCATATGATAAGTCTTGTAAATTTATTGTTTTAGTTCCTCTTAAAGAAGCTAAAAAGTTGCATGAACTACTTTCACGTGACACCGAGTATGGAGGATCATTTTACATAAGAAAGTATAATTTATTCAAAGATAATCAGAAACAAACAGTTGTACCAGTTGCAGAACTTGGACTTGCTGAATCAACACTAACAAAAGGAGCTGAATCAAGTGTTACACCAACTCTCTCTTTATTTAATTTTCATACACATCCTTATCATTGTTATGAACAAAATGGATGTACATTAAATCTTGATTGGTTTAGTCCAGGCGATATTTCAGGAATAACAAGTTTTAGAAACATGCAAAAAACTATTTTACACTTTCTTATTTCCAAGGAAGGAATATACACTATTCAGCTTACAGCTGAATTCTCATCATATCTTGATGAACTAATAGAAAATGAATATATAAATTATGAAGATTGTTACTCATCATTCATGTTTGTATTAAAAGAAAGGTTCAAATTGTTCGAAGATATTATCTTACAAGTAAATTATGAACATATTCCAGAATATCTGAAAAATATTAATAATATAATGATTTCTTCAGTATTATCTGAAGCATACAAGGTTTCAGAGACAAGTTGTAACTGGTTACAGCCACAAAAAGATTTCAGGCTATTCAACATTACATTCACATTCTGGAAAGATATTGAGAAGCAAGGATACTTGAGTGTACAATCACATACTGTCCATCCAAAAGGTGTAGGTTGTCCTCCATCAATTCTTCACGAGAAACAATTCTTCTCATATGAAGATTATACTGATTTATAATCTTATTGATTTATAATCTTACTTACTTGTTGAAGTAAGATTATAATTTTAATGATTCTTCGAATTCAATATTTAATTTATCTACAAGTCTGCTAATATCACAGAAGTCTGTATGTCCATTGTTTGGTATTGTTTTAGTTCTATCAAGACCATCGTTTGCATACTGCCATTGAATAATTTCATTTGCACTGTTTCTTATTGTTCCATCATACTTGACCTGAATATCCTCAAGAATTTTTATCATTTTACGTTGAGTATACCCAGAAACCGATGTTTTAAGTGCAGTGTCACTTACACCTTCACGTCCACTCATTGAATGGAAAAAGAATTCCTGTGGCTTTAATCCTCTGATGAACGAGTTTCTAACAAATCCTCGAGACTCGAAGTTTTCTTCATTGTTAGGTGTTTTTGGATAATGAGGCAATGTACGTGTACAGTTATTAAGCACCGGTTCAATCCTTTTACCTGATACGTTTTGCTGACCTAATAATCCTGTTATTTGACAAACGTTAAAGTAATCACCTTTTGATCCAGAAGTTACTGTTGAGACAAATCCGTTGGATGAACTGAAAGAATCCTTTGCAGCTTTCATTCCAGTATCTTTTGCTTTAGCAAGAGCCATTGAAATTTTTGCGTTCTTGATTTTTTCATTTGTAATTGTATTACACGACATTTGCGCCTCTGTAAAACATTTTGTAACATCTTTCTGTATTTTTTCCTCAAGTTCTTTAGGAGGAATACAATCTCCTATACCTATACTAAATCCAAAATGTTGTAGCCATCCATTTGCAAGGAACTGGATGTTGTTGACAAAATCAAGGACATTAGGATACTCTTTGTTTATTACAGTTATAAGTTTTCCCATTATTCCCTTAGTGATTGCTCCGGAAACAACTAATCCACGATCAATTACAAAATCATCAGACTGGAACATGAAATTTTCTGGTAAGATAAGTGATACTAATGATTTACCAATGTATCCAAGTTTGGAAACTACATGTTCAAGTTTTTTGTAATCATATGTAATCGTCATACACATATCCATAAAAATATGTTTTGGAATTACGTAGTCATTCTTGGTCATTAGGTAAGCACCAAGCATTCCATCTTGCACAATAGAAATGTTGGGTTTACTTGACTGTGCTGAAATAATATTGTTTCTTGTAGACGCAATAGTGTCCAATTCAGAAATGGTATTGTAATCTTGAGGAACATGAACATTCATTTCATCACCGTCAAAGTCTGCATTAAACACTTTTGTAGTTGCAAGATTAAGTCTTAATGTCTTGCCTTCACGTACAACAACTTTCTTAGCAAGCATTGAACACTTATGAAGGGTTGGTTGACGATTTATAAGAATTGTATCGCCATTTGTAACTTGACGTTCAACAATATCTCCATCTTTAAGTTTGTAAAACTTTTTAACGGAAGGAATGTACTTAATCATTGTACCATTCCTATTTATCATATCACCATCTTTGTAAGAATCAGTAGTTAGTACTTTACCATTACGTGTAACAACATCTCCTGGAAGAACTTCTGTAGCAGAGGATTTACATGCGTATTCAAGATTAATCTTAAATTTATCTCTAAGAACATAATTTGCACATCCATTATTAACAATATTTTGAAGTTTATCAATATTAAATCTTGAAACTCGTTCTTGTATTGTAAGATTCTTTGCTATTTGAGTCGGAAGCGCAACCTCATCTGTTTTAAGTGTAGGATCTGGACCTATGACTGTACGTGCAGATTGATTTACACGCTTACCACTCATATTATTTCTTATAATCCCATCTTTTCCCGAAATGCGTTCCTTGATTCCTTTTATTGGTCTGCCTCCGTTACTATGTTTACTTTTACCATCAGAATTATTCATAAGAGTGGAAAGCTGGAACATAAGCGCTTGTGTTTTTTCAGGTGTAAAGTTTGAAGATAACTTTAAAATTGTTTGATAAACAATTGTAATGTCATCATCACAAATATTTCCGTCTTGAATTACATAAGGCCTTGCTCTAGTAGGAATAACTGGCAGGTATTCAATGATAAGATTCCTTGGATGAGTATTTTCAATATCAAGATTTAATAAGTCTAGATCTGACTTGACTATGTTATTAAACACTGACAAACAGAAATCAGAACTTATATCCTCTTTCGAAGAAACTGTCTTGGAATTTGAACATTTTTGTACAATCTTGTCAGTAGTGTTGTAAATGTATTTACATTTCTTGGCATTACAGTAAGAACATGAATCAACACCTGATACAAAATCAACTATCTTATCAAACTTTTTAACTAGACCCTCAATTTCCAAATGTTCTTTTGTAACATATAGTCTGCTACAGTCAGAACAAAATATGTTCATGTATGTAACAATGTTTCTAAAGTACATAGGATGGTACAATGGTACTGGCATTTTAATGTATCCAAAATGTCCAGGACAGTTCTTATTAATATTTCCACACGAAGAACATGTTTTCCCATTTTCAATTACTCCCATTCTTTCATCATAAACAGACTCGGGTCCAGATAGGTTACTGTTTTTAACCTCGCAGACTCCATTACGTTTAATAAATTCCGATGAGAATACACCAAAAACAATTTCTTTAATTTCACAATACTCCATAGTATAAGTACTTGAATATATAACATGTGTGTTAATATCACTTTTATGTTATATATTTAACGTGTATATGATGATAAAAGTCTTGCATACCGTAACACATCAGGCAGTGTGACGCCAAACTGTAGTTTTGAAGTTAATGATGATAAAGTACTTGCTGATATTCTACCATACTTTGTAACAATGTATCCATATATGAATGAAGGAGGATTTTTTAGACCTGGTTTAGGCACAACTGAAGCAAGTTTTAAAATGTTGGTTTTGTCGGAATCAGTAAGTTCAAGTACATCTCTCAGTAAATCAAAATGCTCAGAAAGTGAATACATAAACATTCCTTCTGGTGTTCGTATATTGTATTCATCAGATCTGGCACTTACTCTTTCATACGCTTTTCTTTCGGCAATAAATTCCTGATAATCATCCATTTACTATTAGGCTTAAAGTTTTAGACATATTAATCAAAAATGGAGTTACTAAACATCTTCAAAGCAATTTCAGAGTTTGTATTTGATTTAGACCTTGTTTTTGGAAAAACACACAAGGAGGTTCTATTGTACAAACGGCTCTTATCTAAAACCACAATTCTTAACGAAGGTCCTGTTAAACGTCATGTAAACATTTTCAAAACCTTTATTGATTCTAACATTTCTGCAATAATTGAAAAATGTACTGATAATCTAGCAACACATAAACTGGTTTACTCTGAACGGGTATTTATTGATTTGTATACACTTCTTAAAGAATGTGATAAAGATACTGAAACTGCAGTTTGGAATCATTTACTTAAAATCAATGCGTTAATAAATCCCAGTGAACAGTCATTAGCATTAACATCTTTTCTGAATAATCATTCAAAGAGTACATTGTCATCTGCCGGAGAAGATGATTTATTATCAGATCTTATAACTACAGTTAAAGACAGTCTTACTGGTGAGACTGTCTCGAATCCGATGGAAACTGCAATGTCTCTTGTAAGTTCTGGAAAACTTTCAAACATCATTTCTACAATGACACAAAAATTTAGTTCTGGTGCCCTTAATCCAGAGGATCTACTTAAAAAAGTGATGAATATTTATACAACTGAAACTCAAGGTAACGAGGACGCTCCTGACATTAATCAGTTTATATCTTCAATTGTTAATACCAAATGAATACTTCTAAAGAAATACAAGAATTTATAACCAAGGTTTCCGAAAAGTATAACGTACCTAAAGATAAACTTAAATCATGTGCTCCATTATCCATTAAAAAACGACTACTTTTCTCAACTATTTCAAAAGAAACAATTATGTTGTCTGACAAGTATAAGCTTGTAGATGGGGTAGTAGTATCAAAAATTGATAATACACCACTTGACAAGTCAGATGTTGTCTTATTGGACTCTAATAGAGTAAGGTATGTTTTACCGTTAAGTATGGATACTCAGGTATATGAAACCAAAACAAATCCAATATCAGACTTTGATATTGTAAGTGATGATGAAGAACAAGACTAAATATTAATTTATACACGAATCTTTTTTTGTGTATAAATTGAGATAAAACCAGAGTAGAAGAATAAAATGAGCACTATTGAAGTTGTTAAAGTACCTGTTGAAAGACCTACAAGTAGGCCAAAGAATCATGGATCAAGTCCGAGACTTTACCTTGAGCTAGTAGAAAATAAAGAAAGGGTTAGACAGGACTTAATTAATAAAGAGTATGTCCCACCAGAACCAGCAGAAATTTCATTGTCTGATCTTGAAGATGATGTTATACAGGTAGATTCTGAAAATAAGAATGAAACTAAAGAACCCGGATTTGAAAGTGGATATGATTCAGATGGTGAACACTCAGAACAATTAAAACATGAATATAATCATACTCTAAATGATGACAATCCCGAAATCAACGGAACTAATAATGAAGTCGGAAGTGTTGATAATACCAAAAGTACCGTGGATATTGAGAACAAAGGTGGTGTAAAGGGTCTTGAATCAAGGATAAATGAGATTTTAAAGTCAGAAAAGGTTAATCCACCAAGTCTCTCTCAAATATCGGATAAAAAATTCTATAGGGATATTGGTCAAGTCTCACGTGTTGAAGTAAATGAAGATGATAAGAAACGTGAACTACTATTTAAGTTTGACTTGCTTAAACGGCAGTACAAAGATTTTGCTTCAATAATCCCAGAATACAATATTTACTCTGATCTACAAAGCATGCAAAAATCTTACGATTCAACGCTACAACGTGTAATGCTTGATTCTGGAGTTGAAGATTATAAGAATTATTTTCAAAAAGGATGTTTTGCAGTTGAATTCGCACTTAATTATTTTGGGTTTGATATTTCTGGATTTACTACTGATCAAATGTCAAAGATGAATAGTTATGAACGGTTATTATATGAATTATGTGCAAAACATTATAATCCTAACGGATCATCAATCCCTGTTGAATTAAGGTTGTTTGGTATGATTCTTATAAATGCTGCAATGTTTATTGGTATGAGAATAATGATGAAAAAACTCAATACTTCTAATTTTACACATACATCCGTGCCTCAGAGCTACAGTCCTCCAAATAACGACAGTCAGGCTCCTAAAAAGATGAAAGGACCCAGCCCTATTTAACAAAATATTATATACCAAGTTTAAAAAACTTTGGATATAATAAAACATGAGCGATTTGTCTTTAAAATCAGTTGCAGATCTTAAGAAACTTGCTAAAACTAGTGGAGTAAAAGGGTATACTAAAATGAAAAAACAGGAACTTGTTGATATATTATCCAGAGTCAGTTTACCAGTTGTCTTCGAACAACCCACTGTAGAAAAAAGTATACTTGACCTTTCAGTTAAGGAGCTTAAGGAACTTGCCAAGAACAAAGGAATTCCTAAATATTATCAGCTTACAAAACCTCAACTTATTTCTGCATTGGGGATTGTTGTTCAAGCACCGATAAGTGTAGCGAATGTCCAGGAGAAATATACTTATGAACAACTCGTTTCTAAAAGTGTAAAGCAATTAAAAGAAATTGCAAAAGAGTCCAGTGTAAAATCATACTACAAGATGAATAAAGACGATCTGGTGAAATCAATCCTGGAAAAAACAGCATCACTGTTTGAGGAACCACCTCAGTCAGTATTACCTCCTATACCTCAACCTGTATTACAAGAACCTGTTCTTGAAGTTCCAATTGCACCTGAAAATATATATCAACCAGAACCCGAAATAGATCTAGGGTTTACTGAACCAGTAATGATAATAGGTCAGCCCTTAGTACCCGAAATAACAGAATCATCTGAGAGGGCGTACAAGTACATTGACGATATTTTAAAAGAAATACAATTATCCGATACAGACAAGTACATGAAAGATGTTAATTCAAAGATTATGAAATGTCTAGGGATTTATTAAAATAAAAGATTAACTGCTATATAATACTTAGGTATTATATGGAACCAATTTTAACAGTGTCAACAAACAGGTTTGTTCTTTTCCCAATAAAGTATCCTGAAGTGTGGGACATGTACAAAAAAGCTGAACAATCTTTTTGGACCGCTGAGGAGATTGACCTTTCAAAAGATATTGTAGACTGGAAAAAATTATCATCCTCAGAACAATTCTTCATTAAAAATGTACTTGCATTCTTTGCATCGTCAGATGGAATTGTCGGAGAAAATCTTGTAAAAAGATTTTATTCAGATATTCAAATTCCTGAAGCAAGATTATTTTATGGGTTCCAGTTAATGATTGAAGGTATTCATGCAGAAGTTTATAGTCGTCTAATTGAAACATACATTAATGACGAGTATGAAAGACACACGTTGTTCAATGCAATTAACAATGTTGAATGTGTAAAGAAAAAGGCAGAATGGGCGTTAAAATGGATTGATAGTAATGAAAGTTTTGCTGAAAGACTTGTTGCATTTGCAGCTGTAGAAGGAATTTTTTTCTCTGGATCATTTGCTGCAATATTCTGGTTGAAAAAACGGGGACTTATGCCTGGAATGGCGTTCAGCAATGAACTTATAAGTCGCGATGAGGGAATGCATTGTGAATTTGCATGCTTATTATATTCATATATTAATAACAAACCAACTAATGTACTTGATATTATACTGTCTGCGGTTGAAATAGAGAAAGAGTTTATGTGCACGGCCCTACCTGTAAGTCTTATAGGAATGAATAATCAGAATATGTCTAGTTACATTGAGTTTGTTGCTGACAGACTTCTTACATCGTTACAACAACCAAAATATTTTAATACACCTAATCCATTCGAGTTTATGGAAATGATTTCAATGGAAGGTAAGACTAATTTCTTTGAAAGAAAAGTTGGAGAGTACCGTATAGCATCTGTTTCCAACTCGTATGATACAAGCTTTTCTACAGAATGCGAATTCTAATTATTCTTTAATTAAAGAATAATTACATGATATTAAAGTTTAGGAGGTATGAACAAACACGATGTCCATGAAGTGCATAGTTCAGTAATGAACAAGTTGAAAGAGGATTCCAAGAATATTAAAAAGTATGAAAAGCTTGTTCAACAACTTAATACAATATTAAAATCGTGTAATAATATGAAAGAAGTATATGATGAAGTTATAAATAGCATTGAATATTATAAATCCCGGGTTAATTATTTGAAGAATGCACTGTTGTTTTACATTATGAAAACTAGCGAAACTATTGAGTCTACTGATCTTAATAACGAGAAAATTAGTAAATTTTATAATACAGTTAAAGAATACATTGGGTATGATCTAAAACAATCAGGTTCTCCAACATTAAACATAAAAATAGTCTGTTCAATATGTAAAGGGGATTGTTTTGATGTAAAAGATGGTACTACATATACTTGTAGATCATGTGGAAACCAAAAAGATTTACCAAACATAAGTCCAATGTATAAAGATACTTCAAGAATAATGACTTCTTTGCGATATACATACAAACGAAAAATCCATTTCAAAGATTGTATAAACCAGTACCAGGGAAAACAGAATGTGAATATTGATGAGTCGGTAATTCTACAAATTAAAGATTCGATACATTTACACAAACTAAACGATGGTCTCAACTACTCTAGAGTTACCAAAGAACACATTCTCATGTTTCTTAAGGATACAAACAATTCCAAACATTACGAGGATATTAATCTTATATATAAAATTATTACTGGGAAACAGGTTGATGATATTGGATACTTGGAAGAAACACTAATGAACGATTTCTCGGCATTATCTGACTTGTATGACAAGAAGTTTAAGCAAACTAATAGAATTGAACGGAAAAGTTTTATTAATACACAATACGTCCTCTTCCAGTTACTCAAGAGACATAATCATGTATGTAACAAGGAGGACTTTAATATCCTCAAGACTGTAGATAGGAGAACATTACATGAAGAAATTATTACTGAACTGTTTGATGAACTTGGATGGAACTATACCTCACTATTTTAATGATATATAACACGAGTGTTATATATCCGGTTTTTGAGTATTGAAACATCTATTCTTGAGTATTCCTTGAATATAGTTATAAGTTATTGTATCCGTAGTTCCTAATAATTTAGATAATTTATTGTCTGGTATTATTTTACGTTTGTCTGTAATATCATATAAGTTATTTTCTTTAATGTATGTACAAAGAAGTCTAGTGATATCATTTCTGGACTTGGACTCATTTACATCCCAGCCTGCAAATTCAGCCATTTCGATACTAATCATTAATGGTTTAGCAAACCCCGATTTCATATTTGCTGATACTTCCTTCTTTACCACTGTTTTACAGTGCCTTGTAATTTCAATACTTAATTTTTTCATGTTCCTATAAATTTCTTTTTGTTTCTCAAGAAGTAAACATTTTATTGTTTGATCTTTTATTGATCGTATTGTCTGTACCTGTTCCTTATTCACTTGTAATAAATTAGTTATTTCTGAAACAATTGCTTGGATACTATGTTCATATTCTTCTTTTGTTACTTGTTTTAGAAACATGTTATTTATTGTTGCCAGGTACAGTTTATACATTTTTTTATGGTATTAAAACGTGTGAATTAAGAATAAATGACTACATCGATCAGATCAAACGTTCAAAGCAGGCCATTAACTGTAGAACTTACCGGAAACTCCTCTATTGATAAGGAAACAATTGCAGCATCATTAAATACGTTGCCCGAGTTTGTATCATATACTCAAGGTTCAACCAATGTATACATCCTTGATGACATAATTAGTCGGCATATTAAGGAAGAAAATATAGATTTTGGAAGTCTTATTAGTATTACAAAAACATTCTTTCCAGATATTGATGACTTAACAATACTAAAATTATGGATTGCAAGGTCAACAATTACAGACCCTAACTTATTGTTTTACATACAGACAGAGGTAGGTTCTTTGCTAGATATTTCTACGTTTATGAATTATGATGCCAAAGATTTTTTAGAGGTTATTGAAAACAAGAAAGAGCAGAACAAAAGGAAAGTACTCAAGAGACAAAGTGATAAAACATCGTTTGGGAAAGGAATTCCGTACACACAAGTATTCCCTACATCAAGAACATTCAAGATTGTATCTAAATCAGTAATCCCGTTAGAAGTTATTTTTGATAACTACGAGCCGTGCAGTAATATTCCATTTTGTACATTTAATGGGATGTACAAGTACGCATTTGAGTATAGTCCAGATTCAAACATTCAATCATCTGAGAATCTTATTCTATTCAAGTATGAAGCAGGTGTAGAACCCAGAAACATTTATGTATACAATACTGACCAATCTACTGAAATGTTAATAACAGTACTACTTGATGAAGATGAATCCGAGATTTATACACAAATAATTTCATGTATAAGAACTGATATTGGAGAACATACATTTGAACAAACTAGTATACAAGCAGTATTGTTCTTCCTTGGGTACAAGATTGACAAGTACATCTTTGCAGATTTTGTTATGAACACGCCTGTTGTGTCGCAACAATTTACACTTGGTGAATTTTCAAGCGCTACTAAGAAAACAGCAACTACAAGGATATACATGTCCAATCCTCAGGTTACAGCAATTATTGGAACAAAAGAACTTCAAAATTCAGGTACTGATAATAAATACATTGGAAAATTTATTTCTGTTGGCAATATTTATACACGTATATTTGTTACAAGAGCACGTAGTTCAGCAGACATATCAATATTTGCTGATCAACTCTCAAAGATACTGGAATTATACATATCAAAATACGATGAGATTTATAAGATTTATAGGAAGTATATTCCAACATTTGAATCCAAAAGCTTATTAATAACTAATGTCACTGTACCTTCAAAGAGTTCATTAGACCCAGAAATCTTTTTACCCAACTATTCAAGAATGTGTCCAAATATTCCTGTATTGTCAGATCCTTCTACAAAGTCAGCAGATGCTATTGAATTTCCAAAAGGAAGTGGAATATTTTATGAATGTACAGATAATGTCTATAAATATCCTGGCGTGAGGAAAAACATAATTAGTTATGCTGAGAAGTACCCGTATGTGCCATGCTGCTTTAAGGTTGAACAAACTACAAAACCTAATTTCTTGAAGTATTATTCCGAAGGAATTGTTGAACAGTCAGAACAAATTAGAATGATTACAACTGATAAACCATTGAATCCTAAATTTTTTGGTATACTTCCAGAATCTATAAATAACCTTCTAACCGCTATTAACATTGAAAAAGCTTACGCAAGACATGGAGTTTCTATAACAAAGGATTCATTTCTTGATTGTATATCTCTTGCAATAGAGAATAAAATAACACGCGAGAATGTTTTAAGGTCTGTTAATCTTACGTTATGTCTACAAGAAAATCCAGGCATGACATTGTATGATATAAGATTAATGATTGAAAATAAAAATGTATATTTTGATCCACGAAGGTACATTAAACTTGTTGAAAATTTAGTTGGTGTTAATATATACTTGTTTGATTCAAATGGAATAGCATTACCATATCATGTACATGGTTATTATAAGTACAAAAATAATGTTCGCCGTAGTATATTTATATATGAACATAAGGATATACGTAGATGTGAGTTGATTGCTGCATGGGATACAGAGTCTGAGGAGTATGAATACATTCATAACTTATCGTCCGATACCATGGATAATATCTTATACGAATCATTTCCGATGTGGGTTTCTGGGAAACGTATATATTCAATTAAACCTGATCCTATTACTGAAAAATGTATTTCACAGTATGTTGACATGTATGGGAAAGTAAGAGGAATGCTTGTTCAAGACGAAAACATGAGTCTTCCAGTATACATTAAAACTCCACCATTACCACCTTTGAATGTACCACTAACACATAAAAATCACGAGAATAATAATACCGACATAGAATATATCTCACGATATTTGCCTAAAGAGTTTCAAGTGGTTACCAATGTATATACTGGAAAAGACAAATATGAAGAATCAATACATAATTGGCGAATTGCAAAGTTTCTTTCCAATTCAATAATTTATTTATATTCTATATGGGTAAATAATACTGGTAATACAGATGTTGCTGAATTTTTCAAACAAAAAACTGTTATCCAGCCTTCATACTCGTACAGTAAGATTGGAGCGAGTATTGACCTTATAAGTCAGTACATTGACTCAAACGATAAACTTATAGTACCATCATCTTCTAGCTTGGAACATTTGGTATATGTGTTAACGCATACAATTGCTAATAATCCAGAAAAGGTCAGACAATATTACAAAAACAAGTATTTTAAAGATTACTATGGGTCAATAAGTTCGTACAGAAGAGGGAAATTTATTCTCTCATTGGAACTGTATACAGGAACTTTACCTGATACAGTGTACTTTGTACCACAGATTGGACAAGATGGATACATGATATCAATTGACAATAAAGTTTTCAAGACAATGTTTACCGATAATTCGTACCTTTCTGACAGTACAATCTACGTATTCAATTCTCCTGGAAATATTATTAAACGTGGTCAGGGTAGAAGGAAAATACTCATATACAAGTACAGAGATATTGTATACTACCTGCTACTTACTGAACTCAAATAACTATCTTTACTCTCCTTATAAAGAGTAAAGATAAATAATTATACCTTTATTGATATTTTTATAGACATTGCCTCAAGTTCAGAGAACAATAATCTGCACGCGTATGGTATTTGAACCATACATAACTTTTCAGACCCACAATTTCTACATTCATGCTGTTTTGATGCAATAGATCCACACAATGAACAAACACATACTTCGTATGGATCCGACATTGTATATAATCTTTCTCTAAGAAATGACGAAACTCCATGTGCAAGCAAAGCATCACGTTCCATTTCTCCAAGTCGTAAACCACCTCCACGAGACCTTCCTTCTAATGGTTGATTTGTTAGAATTTGTACATCACCTTCTGCACGTGAATGCATTTTATCAGAAACTAAATGCTTAAGTCTTTGATAATATGTAGGACCAATGAATATACTTGCTTTTATCCGTTCACCAGTCATGCCGTTATACATGACTTCATTTCCGTCTCTACTGAATCCATGAGTCTCGAGTCTGTTACATATACTGTTAACAACATTAACACTGTTTTCAGTAAATGGTGTAGAATCACTGAATGTTCCTTCCATTACAGAAGTTTTTCCAAGTACACATTCAAGTAGTTGTGCAATTGTCATTCTACTTGGTATAGCGTTAGGATTGATTATTATGTCTGGAATAATTCCGTCTTTTGTAAATGGCATATCTTCTTGTCTAAACGTCATTCCCAATGTTCCTTTCTGTGCACTTCTACTTGCAAACTTATCTCCAATCTCAGGAATCTTAGGAATTCTAACCACAATTTTAACAAGTCTTGTTCCTTCTCCAGTAAATGTATCATACACTTTATGAATTATTCCTTGTTGATCATGTTGTATACATATGCTAGTATTCTTCTTGGTTTCAACATTATCTTTAGAAACGGAAATAGTCTGTTTGGAAATTATAACATCTCCCTTTTTTACTTTTATACCTTCCCTAATTATCCCATTTTTGTCTAGACCATTGCATGTTCTTGGACTTATGGACTTATCAGCAAACAATCCAATTTTGTCATATACATTAACCTCACTGCTTTTTTCCTCGTAACTAATTGTCTTGTATGTAGTTGAACAAAACAATCCACGATCAATTGCAGACTGATTAATTATAACTGAATCTTCTTGATTGAATCCAGTATAACATGCAATCGCAACAATTGCATTTATACCTGAAGGCATGTCATCCATTCCAGACTCTCTAGCTATAACTGTTGATACAAGAGGTTTTTGCGTGTATTCCATAACATTTAACATTGTATCTGTTCTGTTATTGTAATTAATTACAGGCATACCCATTGATTGCTTCATCATACTGGATTGAAAACAATTTCTTGCTGATTGATTATGATCAGCAAAAGGGATTGCTGCTGCACATATCCCAAGCATTGAAATAGGTACAATCTCACAATAATCATGTTCTGGTTGTACATCAGAATGTTCCATAGCAATGTAACTGTCTTCAATTTCATTTGTGTCAAGATAAACAATATCTCCAGAATCCACTAAAGAATCCCAAGAAGTATTCAGAAAGTCTGGCAACATACCATTGGTAACCTTGAATAAAGGACGCAGCATCCTACATTCGTCAGTACATATTATAATTTCATTGTCTACTTGCTTATACACAATAGAAACATCTCTATGTATAATAAATTGCTTTCTCAATTTTCTGAACATTAGTACAAAGTTTTCTGGATCAGATGAATGTCCGATAATTATACCATTAACCATTACAGTACATCCGGTAGACGCTAACATATTTTTAAGAATATCAATTACAAGTTGTGCAGAAATAGGGACAGATACTCTTGCAAATATTGCCATGTTTTTCACAGTACCTATTTGCAATCCTTCTGGAGTTTCAAATACACAAACCATTCCAAACTGAGTAGGGTGAATCTGACGTATTTTAGAATTCTTGCCATCTTTGTCTACGGGAAGAACTATTCTACGAATGTGTGAAACTGTTGCAGCATATGATAATCTGCTCATAATTTGAGAAACTCCTGTACGTATGTAGCTGTTCTTCTGTACACCCCAATTTCCAGTTGCAAAACAATGCTTTACACATTTTCCTACATCTGAAAGTTTTTGATATACAATATTTATGTCTTGCCGTTTTATAAGAATTTTTTTAGAAACCTCGATAAATTTCTTAATATGCATTTTTATAAGTTCGGACACAAGTACACCTGGTGTTTCTACTCTTCGCATAGACATATTATCTCGATCATCCTCTGATCGTTTTCCATAAACTACATTAAGAAGTTTATGAATCGTTGAACATACAAACTTTGCGCGTAGAGTTGGAGATACGTTACTTATATGAGGAAACAATTCAGGAATAAGAGTTCCAAAACTGTTTTCAGTTATAATTGTTTCTTCAGCTTGTTCTTTTGTTATTTGAAAAACATGTTTCTTGAGATTTGGAAACTCATTTACAATTTCATTGTAACTCATTCCAAAATACGTAAGAATAAGTACAAAAGATACTGGTTTAAGGATTTTTGAAGTAGTGAATGTTACATTATGTTTTGAATCAATTCTTGCTTGTACAAGTACAGAATGACATGTTTCTTCAGACATTGATCTTATTTCGGCTACATAAAGATACTTTGAATCTTGTTTTTCTGAAAATACATAGACATGATTGTAGTTTATACGTTCTTGAGAAATAAGAACTCGTTCTTTACCATTAATGATAAAGTATCCTCCATGATCCTTGTCACATTCTCCATGAGAAATTCTTTCTTCAAGAGAAGAATTTGTCAAGTTACACTTTGAAGACATGAGCATTACAGGAATCTTAAATCCTTGAACATGTGGATGTAAAGTATATTTTTGACAAACTCCATTCTCAAATGTTTTCTCGGAAATGTCAAAGTATACTGTACATTCATAATTCATGTCACGAAGTCTTGCTTCCGATGGAAATAATGGTCTTGTATTTCCGTTACTGTCATAAACAGTTGGTGGTTCTACATACACGTTTTCGAACGTAGCAACATACTCTTTTGAATCAGATAGCTGTACACGGATTCCTTGGATGTCTTCAAACAACTTGAAAATTCCAGAGTTAAGGAAATTGTTGAATGATTCAATTTGAGGAGCAACTGAGCTATTGGTTTCGTAGAAAGATTTAATGAGAGTGAATACTGACATTGTTAATATGTATTAGTTAATGTGTGCTTTGAATCATTTTTATATATACATCTTTCATGTATATATAACATATTATGTCAAGTAAGTAATGTTTTGCCTTTTCTTAAGAGGAGATGAAATGTAATAAATTGTTTTAGATACTTTACTTGGTTTAGATTCAGCTTGCTGTTTAGCCTGCGAAGTTGACGCTTGTTGTTTTTCACTATTCTTTATTGCATTGTAAATATTCGTAGCAACAGTTGCAGCAAATTGTTTTATATCTGGTGCAAGAAACGGATATTCATCAGGATATATTTGTTGTGGAATACCGTTGTAGTAAAGCATCATGTAAGGCACTCCCTCAATTACTGTAGCAGAATTCCTTGAAAGACGTACTACATCAAGGTACTTGTCAACATCAAGAGCTGCAAACACAACACCGTTTACTGATCCTACTACCTTTCGATATTCATTTAAAGCTTGAGCAGAGTATTTACATTTTTGCAGTGAGTAAAACAAAACAACAGAAAATCCTTTGATTGAGTTACATAAGAATACTCCATTCTTCGTTTTCTCAAGTGTAAAGTTGTTGTTCGACAAGTGAATAAGTCCAAAAGATGACATCTTGTTTTTTAAAAGAAATCTTTAGATCTATAAAATGACAACTGATATTGTGTGTAAAACTTTATTTGACTATGGAAATTATTTACCATCAGGAATAACGTTAGCAGATGCTGTAAAGTACCAACTTTCGGTGAAATTAAAACTTAAAGGCGTTAATGATTTCGAAACAGAATTGGAAGATAGGTATACAGACATTGTTCTTGAATCATTTACAACTGCACTTGAAACTCTAACCACCAGAAAAAAATACAAAGATATGTTGTTAAGTATGGGTAATCCGGTTGGAAAAGATACATCAATTGATGTATTGTACATTCAAGCATTGAAAAATGCAAGGTATAGATTAATACAAGTTTATGGAGAGCAATACGATCCAGACAATATTTTTAATGCATACATGGCCGTATCAATTCTTACTTCACTCCTTAAAAGTGGTAAAAGCGATTGTTCTGAATACATCGGGATGAACTACTACTCAGTAATTGATATATATGGACGTGAAAAGGCACTAAGTGAGTCAATTTCTCAAGATGCTGTTCTTACATTGTGGAAAAGGGGACTAGTTAGCAAAACCCTTACTGATGTGTTGAAATATCCTAATGATACTGCAAATATTGTAAGAAAAGAGAACATCAGAACGTTCAAATCTACATTAGAATATATTTACAAAACAACTGTGTTCAATGTTTTTATTGAACATGTAATAGAAAATAAATTCCCGGATATTGATCCGCAAGAAGCAATTAAATCGGCATTTTCTACAATATCGCTTACTGAACAGAATAATTTAATGGAAAGAGTGTTTGAGCTTCATGTAATGGGACTTGTTGCAAGCAATGTAAAAATAAATATTCCGTCTGATGAAACTGTTCAGGATATTGAATCATTTGTTCCTACAAGTTCTAAACAAAGTGAAGTAATTGTATACGATCCTATTCCATTTTCTGGAACAATTCTTGATTTTAACTACCAGTTACCAGATCTTTACATTGACGGATTCGTCTTTCCAACAATAAAACATTATGTATACTACAAGCTTACAGGAACAAGGTATGCCAGAGCAGAAGTGCCAAAGATAGATAATAAGTATCTTATAGTTCCTGACCTTTCAAAAATGTTCAATTATGCTGTTTCTGCAAACGAGTTTCATGGTATTGGAATAAAAATACTTGACCAGTTATATACTTCGAGAAGTATAAAATGTTCACATAAGGATCCTATAACACTTGAAATAAAAAATTTGCTTATACATGCTCTTGACCTATATGATAAAAACAAAGATATTGTTGGATCCAAAATTCCATCTGCACTTGAATGGTTGGATGAGCGTACTTCATACATGAGAGAAATAATTAAGATGCTTGGAGTTAGAAATATAACTCCAGACCAAAGAAAGGCACTTACAGAACTTTTAGCGGGTACATGTGTCACTTATAAATCTGGAGTATCGGAACTTGAGAATATAAGACAATCATTATACGCAATGATGATTTCTGTTATTTCGTTACATCCCTCTATTAGGCCATATGATGTAACTCAGTATTCTAGAAAATACTCTTTGTACCCAAGAGAGGAATCAACCCTCCCACTACAAATAAGATACCCTGTAACTGCATTGAAACGTATAATCGGACTATTGCAACTAATAAATCCAAGTTCAAGTTCAACTTCACAAGTACGAAATGCAATTGGGATTATAACAGGGTTTAAACCATTAAAAAGTGCAGAAAGAGACGACTTCTCATACATTATATCATCATTCTTGAATGTTCCTATTGAAGATGCTGATATTGTAGTTGCTTTCCTGAACGATATAAAACTTGAAGATGATGATACACAAAGGCGTGTGTTATTCTATTCAAGTATCTGAGTTAATTTACTTACCTACCTGCAAAGCAAGTAAGTAAATTATATTTTATAATTATTGGGTTAAGATATCCGGATCTTCAAGAATGGGTTCTGTTATTTCCCTAAGAGCTTCTACGTGATCCTTGAATTGTTTTTTCTTCTTTGGAAAAGACTTTACAGATTTAACAATGTTCTTGACATTGCGTTTAGATTTATCTTCAGTTTGAGATATTTCTGTTTCCTCTGTTACAGTGCTAGCTTCACATTCTGCTTGATCGATACTAGCTGATTCAGGTAATGTACTATATGCTTCTGTAGAATGTATATCTTCAGATTGTTCTTCTACCACCTCTACTCGTTGTTCAGGTATAGATTCAGAAACATGTTCCACTGTAGGTTCTGCATATACAATATTTTGTATTGAAGAAACTTTTACAGCAATAGATAGAATGTACTTGTCTAACATCTTGCAAGGTGCAAATTCTAAACATTCCGGAACATAAGTTGGAATCATGTTTTCAATACATTTTATGTATCTACTAAGATTACATGATTTAATATATTTAGAATGTTCGTCAAGTATTTTTGTAATTTTCTTTACAAATACATTTGTGAAATTGTTAGTTATATCAATATGATTTAATATTTCATGTTTATGTAAAACCATATATGAATATAAATCAGTATATTGACTATGGTACCTTACAAGTCTCTGCGACAACTTTCTAAGTTCATTTGCTTCATACATGAAGAAAGTATACTTGTATCGTTGTAACAGTTTATCAACATGTGAATCTACATCACATTCACCCTTTTCAAGTGACTCGATAATTATGGCAGAAATTATATTATCAAATTCTTGATCATTCCATCCAACTTCTTCTCCAATACGTTGATATTCTCCTTGAATCTCTATTTTTTCAGGAAACTGAGGTTCAAGTGTAAGGAAATCAACGTTCTTGTATGTAAGATTTAGACTTTTGATTAGACTAATATCTTCTTCTGTAAGGTAGTTTAGTTTAGTAGAATACCTTCCAATAACCACACATTTTCCATTTTCTTTAAGAAATACAAATCTTGTCACTTTCTGATCCCAAATTAAACCAAGTCTGTAATGTACAATTAAAGGTCCAAGTTTTGTAGGTAGTTCTCTCTTAGGTTCTTCTTCAACCTCATCATTAACTTTTTGATGAGTCTTACATTTACCATTAGACACTGATTTCTTTGTACATTTTTTACCTTTCTTCGTCACCGATGTACAAATATCATCTTTACTAATAGTAACTGTTGTTTCAATGGAACTAGTTACTTGCTCAGTTGCCGATACATTTTCTTGTTGTTCAGAAGTGGTATTTGTTACTAGTGTAACAACTGGTGTAACATCTTGAGTAGGTTCGGATGTAGGATTCATATCATTGTTGACTACAAACTCATTACTCGGAACATTGTTTTCGTCAGGTACTGTTTCAACTACATTATTTGCAATTTGTTCAGTCAATGTTTCCTGAACTTCAAGTTTGTGAAGATTGCACCTTCCATTTGAAATTGCATTCTTAGTGCATTGAGTACCCTTCTTTGTTTTTCCTGTACATTTTCCAGATGATACTTCTTGTACTTTAGCAACTTCCGATTGAACCGTTTGCTCAACAACTGGAACTTCAAGTTTGTGAAGATTACATCTTCCATTTGAAACTGCATTCTTAGTGCATTGAGTACCCTTCTTTGTCTTTCCTGAACATTTTCCAGATGATACTTCTGGTACGTCAGTAGATTCATTTACAACTTCAACAGCTGGTTGAATTACATTAGATGTTTGTTGTTCATTCCACATATTCATAAGCTCATCATATGAGATGTTGAACTTTGAAGATACATTTGAAATGAATTGTTGAACATTTTCGCTGGTAATAATCACAGTTGAAGACATATTGTTATATGTATATGAAATTATATTCAATGATTTCATACATAATCATTTTTCATCTCTACATTATGGAACTATGTACAATCATTTTTTGTTTATTTTATTTGGTATTGTAAATGAACAGCAAGTATTGTTATTCGAACCTGGAATCAGTAATTAACAGGAAAAGTGTTGAACATTATACTTCAAATGATGAAGTTTCTGATAATCCTATAGATATGTGTTTATTCAGTGATGTGAATAAAAGTTTTGGAGCAGGTGTTTTGGGATACAGGTATGGACCAGCAAACGAGAATTGCCAGTTGTTCATGGCAGACAGATGTGCAAAGAACTGGGATGGGATATGTGACATTGCAGCATTAAATAATCAGGCCATATATCCTAACAATGCAACAATAAAGGGAAACGCAATCTCTAATCCTGCAGAGATTACTGGAGGATCAACTGTTGGTAATCAGCTTTTGCATAATGCTGCACAAAGAAGATTTTGTGTTTTTAATAATTGTAGTGTTCAACAGTTTCCATTTGATCCTACTAATTATGCTTCACCGATGGTTACACGTATTAACAGGTCTCAATATGGATGTATGCCTACATGCAGCGTGGATCCAAAGACTATTAATTCAGATACTTTAATGAACAAGTGCCTCGACAATCCTGGTGCAGCTTTTGACACACTTGTAAATATTTGTCAAACTCATGAACGTTCAGGTGTAAGTTTAAAAAGTACTCGTCTTGGACAGTTCTGCGACTCATTAAAAGGAAAAACCAAACTACCCTTAAAAAGTTACTATCCGCGATAATTCTAAAAATGAATAAACAATACGACTCATGTACTATGAATATATACAATGAATAAGTTTGTAGTAACATCTGAATCTGACTTTAAAACTCAGCAGACATTTTATAAGAATATTAAAAACTTAGTTTTGCCTCCATATGTTCCAAGAATTAACCAGTACTCAAAAGAGTTCTTGGAAACAGTGATTGGAAATGATACATGGACAAAACTTCTGCCTACATCAAAACTTATTAGTCAAGCAAAAACACAGGATGATTGGTACCTTCTTACTGCTACAACAGATATATTATCATATCAACCATCATTGGAACAATTTATTAATTGGGATGCATTTTCAGAGTACCAAACAATAACTCCTGAAATTGGTAAAAAGTATGATGACAAACTCGTATGGGATCTAGTATCCAAGAATCCTAATACATCATACTACAACAAAATAAATTGGGATGTGTTTTCAGAATACATATACATTGATGACATTCAGAAGATTGATGAGCTAAAAGACAAACTAAACTGGGAAATTCTTGTAAACTCGAACAAAATACTTTCCCATAAGTTTATTGTTATGTTTGACATTTACATACCATGGGATTCTATTAATGAACATGTCTTAGAAATAGATACAATTGTTGAGTACCATGATTTCCTTGACATGAGACGTATAAGTCAAAACATCTGTCTTCTAAACATTGATAACATTTACAAAGTAAGACATGCTCTTGATTGGGAGGAAGTATCTGAAAGAAAACTGACATCAGAGTTCATTATGAAATTTTACAAGTATCTAAACTGGAAGAAAGTTTCTACACAAATACTCGAACCATATATTCTTGATCAGTTTGAGAATGTAATTGACTGGTACTCTATTTATAAAAACAAATCATATCCCATTACATTAAAGAAAAAGTATGCGCATCGAATGTGGTGGGATAAAAAATTATAATTTACACTTGTAAAAGAGTGTAAATTATCTTGAATATTTTTGTGCGAATTTCATTAACGCATCAGCAGTCCTATCTCCTAAATACTTTTCTGCTACACGTCCTTTGACAAATACAACAACGGTTGGAGTTCCTCGGAGTTCTGGAACAATAAAGTTTACTCTATCAGAAAGTTCTTTCTGTCCAGGTAAATGCCCGTCAATTTCAATGCATGCAACAGCAATAGGTGACATTTCTGCAAACTTGTAAAACTCTGGTTTGAATGCAATACATGGAGGACACCAGTTGGCATAAATAAGACAAATTACAGGTTCATCAATTAATAGTTTACCGTCCTGTGTAAAGTCAGAATTTTCGAGGTACGCAACGTTACTCATTTAATTTTACGTATATAAAATTAAATTTCTAAAATCTGTTCACCTTCACCTTCTCTAATACTCATGGTGTTACGTGAATGCATATATATATGAATTTTACCAAGTGTTCCAACATTTGTCTTTAGAAGAAGTGGTAAATTATGATCTTGACTTATATGTACACATTGAGAGATACCTGAAATTTTTGCAATGTTTCCAAGATGTTCTGAGACAAAGTCTTGAGAAACATGTCCAGCAACAAAAGGATCACCAATAAGAATTTCTTTACTGTATACATTGCTTGTACATATTCCAAACTTTATCCCACTTTCAATACATGATATAGTTATTGTCTTGGACAATTTAGATAACTCTTTACATGTCTTTGAATAATCAGAGGATGATACTGGGATTGTATATGCGTGTTTAGGTACTTGTTGTACAAGTATAGGGATCGTGTGTGCTGAATGAATCTTTATGTATGAACATGTAACTTTTGTTTTCTCACGAGGTTCAATCTTTACACATATTTCTTCAGGTCTTGAACTCTCAATGAATAATGTTACAGTATCTTTCTTCTTGATTGTTTTTAGCATTGTATGCATGTGCATGTGATTAACACTGAAACATAATTTAGGAACATTAAGCGAATAATTAAAAAAGTTTTCGGAAAAAAGATCAACTATAAATGTTACATTCTGATTACTGTCCGACATTTTAAGATGAATTCCAGTTTGGTCAAGCTCATAGTAACTTGTCTTTACACTATGTTGTAGTAATTCAGACAATACCTTGAAACAGTATCCTTCCGAAGTTTTTGCATAAAAAATATATTCCATTAAAAAATATATTTTTGTTTTTATACTAATTTTTTTTCTGGATATTATAAAATATAATGGACGGAAAGTATTTCTATGGAATTTCTGGTTCTCTATTTCTAGTCACATTCATTGTGGTTATGGTTACTCTTGAAGTAGTAAAACCTAAATGGATTTTGAAAAAGGCACAATCGTATGATGAGGAGGGTAAAGAAGTTGATCATTTAATGGCTGCAGTGTACTCCTTAGCGCTTGCTCTACTAGTTTCTATTATTTACGCATTAATCGGAAACTTTTATGTGAAACATGATGTTAAACTCCCAAGAACAGCTCACTCTTCACTTGTACTCATTGCGTCTTTCATCATTGTATACCTAGTCCTGTTTTTTGTAAAACCCAAATTTGTTCACTCACAACAAGGCGAATCGGGACTTTATGGTGAAGAAGCATCAATTGATCCTGCAAAGACTGCAATGTTCTCAGCAATCATTGCAATTGTAGTTGCTATTATTGACTTTTTAATTTATAAGAAAAAAAAGGGTCTTTTTGAAGCTCCCTCGGCATCATGTTTTGAAGAACCAGTCTTAAGTTCTAGCCATAAACAACATTATAAAATGAGTTTCCCAATGAAATGTGGAATGTAATTGATATTATACTGTACAACCAGTATAAATCAAATGTATATATTATAAATGTCAATCAGAAATCTTATAAAATCATTATCATCAATACAATCAAATATTGAATTCAAATATCCATTATCTGCAAACGGTAGAAATGGGAAAGTGTTTATTGTTAGATTAAAAGATAATGATCAGAGTATTGCATGCAAAATTTCTAAACTACCAGATTTTACAATTAGACATGAATATAATGTCATGGAAAAATTGTATAAGCTTAACCTTCCAAACTTCCCAATTCCGTACACGATCTCTTCATTGACAGTGGATGCTAACTATAGGAAAAAGATTAATCCACTTTTGATTACTCCCGAACTTTATCCTGTAACTACTGACGCAATGTTTTTTGAGTATATAGATGGGGGAATAGAACTTGATAAGTTTATAAATAAAACAAAAGACACTAAACTTGTGAATGCCCTAATTGAACAGGTAATGCTGTCTGTCTGTATGGCATATGATGTTTGTAAGTTTACTCACTACGATCTTCATTGTGGAAATGTACTTGTACGTCCTTGTACATTTACAGAAATAGAATACACTATAAACTCTAATAAGTATAAGGTAAAAACTTATGGATATGTCGCTGTTATAATTGATTTTGGATTATCTTACATTGACGGACTTGATTTTCTTTATTGCCCGTTATTTCACACAAATATTGGCGTGTTAACACATACACATGCAAAACATGCAGACTTGAAACTTTTTCTTGTAAGTCTTGCAAATGATACTAATATTAATTCAGTAAAAAAATTAACTGATAGATTGTACTCAAATTTTAAAATAAATCCTGAAAACGGATGGGATATTCTTGAAGGTGGAAATGCACTTGATCATGTATACTACAAATTGTATGATGATAAAACAACATCTTCAAGAATGTTTTCACAACATGGATACATATGTTTTGCAATACTTCAATCATTAATACAGTACCCTTTGAATCCCCAACAAGTTTCTACAAGCAAGAATAGTTATAAACTTTTAGAAAAGGAATTTTCTAAGATTGAGAACTCAATAGGAAGTATGTTCTACAACATTTATGTTTTCAAGGAAATGGTTGATATTGCAAGACGATTGAAGGAAGATTATGGTAATGTAGACACTCGTGATGATGCTGTACGTGAATTTAAACTTGAAACTTTACAAGTAATTGATAAGATTGCAAAATTTTGCCGACTTAGTGATGTACAATGGGAAAGTATATTATGTTCACTTTATTTGTTAGCAGCATATATCGAATCGGAAATGTTAAAATATATTTCTATACAGTATAAACCCTATAAATTATCTGTAGATCATGGAATAGAGATTTATAATAAATTCAAGAATGAATACTCTAAATTTAGTCAGTCAAAAATGAATACCAACCCATGGAATTACAGATAAATATCCTTCTATCATGACTTGTGCAATTTGCAGAGAAGAAATTTGTGTAGATACAGAACATGTATTGTCGTGTGGGCATAAATTCCATAAAGGTTGTATAAACTTATGGATTCCTATTCATCCATCATGTCCGATGTGTCGTGCTCCTATTGTTGTACCACTTAGCGATGTTGCCTATATTGAATCAGTGATGTTTACGCATGAAATGTATGATATTGTTGAAAATTCAGTTCTTCCAGAATCTATAATTTACAAGTTTATGATGGCTGTACCTTTCGAGCTCAATTTCTTTAGAGAAGTATCAGAGTTAATTTCAAGACACCAGAACATTACAACTGAAATGATTGTAATGTTCTGGGATATGTTCTCACTCGATGTAATATATGAAAGACGAGAAGAACTTAATATTGATGAAACAATACTTCTAAGTATTAAGAATCATCTTAATATGTAAATACCAATTATTAATTTGTCATCATTATGTTAATGATGATGACAAATTATACAACAATTATTATCCTTATCAAAAGATAATAATTATAAATGTTTTTGTTCAGTGAACATTGAAGATACTGCTCTGCATCTGGGAATGTTCTTAATAAGTCCAGACTCAGTGTAATCGATTTTACTTAATGAGTTTCTAAATTCATCGATAGTTAAGGGACCTCCGTAATCTTTAAGAAGACGCCATGAAGGAGAAGGTTTAATTGTCGGAACTTTTGATACATCGTCAAGTTCGTGAATAAGGTAGTACAATGAATTGAGTAATGTTTTAGACATTCTATACTTGCTGTCATGAACATTGGAGTTGATAAAAGCAATACAACAACTGAAAGAACAAAATACACCATCGGTTTCAAAGACTTGATTAGATGTAATATTCTCACATGTGCTTTCGGGAACATTTTCCTTAATAATGTACTTTTCATTTGTAGTTACTGATGTTAACGTCTTTTGAATAGATGCAGGTACATGTCTTATCGGACATCCAATAGGTATTGTATCGAACTTATGTCTACACCAAAAACATGATAATGTACATTGAACATCATAATCTAATATGTTTTTTAGAGTAATACTATCAACCATTGTAACTTTCATTGTATACTTTTTACGTTTGTCAGTAAGAAATGTTTGGAACTCAACATCAATGTCAGATGACAAGCTGGAAATGGATGTTGTTTTACGTTGGGATTGCATGGTATATATAATATAAGTGTGTGTTTAGTTAACTCATTTTTATAGGTAGTGTAAAACCTATAGAAATAAAAAAGGATCCTATTTGTAAATAATTTGATATCACTCTTATATGTAAATTTGTTTTAAAAATCTTGTTGCTTAAAGTAGGATCAGTAAAATATTAATTATGAAAATTAGTGGTAAAGATATAAGTTTTCAACTTCCAGACAGCAGACATAAACATATTGCTGACATCCAAACTGGAGATAGTTTATTAGGATCGTGTGGAAAAACTCATAAAGTACTTTCAACTAAAAAAGATACACACGGGAAATTGTACAACATAAAGTATGGAGATACATGCATTCACATACCAGGCACCCAACGTGTATCTATTAAGTATAGTCCCGTACCATCTACAGAGTCAATAGATATGTTATCATACAATACATTGTCAAAGTCTGAGAAGTCGAATGTAAAACTCAAACTTAAAGGTGTTCAAGAATTTCCTACTTTTAATGTACTTCCAGACAATGTTTCGTTCCTTGGACAGTGGGTGGTATCATATGGGGACAAATTCGGAGAACTAGTTCAAAATATGAAAATCAAGAAGAAACGGTCTCTGATGAATATACTGGAAATGTGTTCCATAAATATTAATCAACAAGAAATTCCTAAACTTGTATACAATTCATCATTTAAATCCCGTACCTCATTTGTAAGAGGTATACTTAAATATACTAAACCAGTTATTGTAAAACGACATGATAAAAAGTACCAAATAAGAATTCCTCTACAAAATCCAAAACTTATTCCTGGAATTCTCCGAGTGGTTACAAGTATAGGATATTTTGCAGTAAAATGTGTTGATGGTGTATGTATTATTGACGACTCTAAGAAAAGATTATCCCGTTTGTACAAGAAGAATGTTTCCAAGTTGGTAAAATCATGCGCATATATTCCATTTGAAAGTGATGGATACATATATGATTCGTACTATACAATAGAAATTGAAAAATGTACTTCTCAATGCACATCCTTATTATCCGATTTTGTTTTGCTGTAAAACAAAATCTTACATAAACATAACAATTATTGCTAGAACCGCAACTATAACTGACAAGGTTATTATTTGTGTGTTCCAGTAAGGTCTGATTGTACATCTCCCATTCACACATGAAGATAATGGTGGACACTGATTATTTGAAAAACATTGCTCCTTATCTAGTTTTTTACATTTAGAATTTACACAGTAACTTGAATGTGAAGTGCAATCTTTATCATTCTTACATGATTCTTGTTGCGGAGGTACTGGTGGGTTTGGCGATGGAGACTGTTCAGTACGTTTACATATTCCTTGTGTGCATATAGATCCAGGAACTGTTTTACAATCTTCTTGTACTTTACATTTACGTTGAATAGCTTGTTGACATACTTGGGACTGATTAATTATAATATCTCCAGTTTCAACTTGTCCAGACGAATTAATAGTTACATTAGCGTTTTGAAAACATGATAATACATCGGGGCATCGTGTAGGATTTTGTTTTTCAAAGTAAGGTTTGATATTAGATGTACTACAATAATCAAAGTAACATACATGAGAAGGTGGAGCAGTTATTGGAAAATTGTACCTTTTTCTAATTTCATCAAAGTACCCTTTATAAAAATCATTTCCCATAAAACATCCACACAACTCACTATTCTCACGTTTAAGTGCGTCCTTGGGTCCAAGTTTCTTGCAATATTCTTGAATTCTCTGATCACAGTTAGTATTTTTGTCAGTACAGTATGTCTTACAAATACCTTTAGATAATTTATCATCCTGACAAAAAATATTGACAATATCCTTGTACAGTTCTGGAGCCTCTAATTTGAGTAATGCACATCCGTCTTTTTCAGGATTTGATTCACAATATTTTCTAAAAAGATGTAATGCAACATTTCTGGGAATAAATTTACCCATATTTTGACCATCATACATATGATTCAAAACATACATAAATGAATTATAATCAACAATTGCCTGAGAATCAAGCTGTACTTTAATATACTTTACACTCTTGTTTTGATTATATTCAAGTTTTACAGGTATACATTTTCCCGATGGTGACAAAGTATTTATTGTTGGTGTCATTATACTACCACATACTGATGCCCTAATATAATTACACGGTGCTCCGTAACATTGAAGACCATTTACTTCTGCCTGATCCTTTCCTAAAATCCCAGTGAAAACACTACTCTTTTGATCAGTAGTATTATCTGTGCAGTCATAACATGAATCTATAGCAATTTCCTCAGTGAAATAACAGTACGAGTACCATAAATTATTAAATTTTGGAGTTATCCAGAACGTCACTGACCTACCATTGTTTGTGATTTCTCCCGGTTTTTCAGAAACATAATTCCAATTAAACACCGATTTATTTTTGTCTTCAGATACACGTCTTTGTGGTACATTTGATCCTGAAAACTTACACCATTTTGGCGGGTTATTACATGACATTTATTAAAGTTAATACTTCTTTTGAATAACTAAACATTAATTTTATAAGTGTAAATAAATACAATGGGAGCAAGTTCGTCAAAGATCATTTCTAAAAATGTAAATGAAATTCTCAGAGAAAGGGTTGTAAATATTCTTGCAGTTAACAGTACAAACCTTAGTAATTTGGTCACTGTGAGTCAGAACATGAACATTTCAATCAAATGTGATGGGAATGCAACGTTCAACTGTCCAGTTACACAAGATATTATTGCGAACATGAAATTTATAACACGGATAACTCAGTCTCAAACTGAAGCAATCAGAGGAATTCTTGAAGCAGAGACGTCAAACAAGAATTCACAAACAATGGCAATGGTTCTTGGAGTATTATCCGGAGCTGGAGAATGGCGTACAACTGAACTTAGCAATGAATTTATTAACAGAGTTACAAACATTGTAAAGGAAAACATTACAACTGAAAACATTACACGTGTGATTAATCAACAGAAATATTCTCAAGATATGAAACTTGAATTAAATTTTGGTGGTAATTGTAACATCTCAGGAGACCAGTGTAAATTCCTTCAATCAATTACACTTGATACTTCTGCAGAAACAATACTTAGCAACATTATAAAATTATCAAGTGAGGATGGAGTAGTTACAAGAATTATAAATGACAATAAACAAGATACTCAGATTGATGCTAAAGGACTAGATGATCTTGTAAAAGCTCTGACTGCCTGGGTAGGAATTTTTGGAGTGGTAGCTGCATTTGGCGCATTCATTGCATTAAAATCCGGACAATCGGTTGTCCCTACTGAAACTCTGACAGAGGTTGCCAAGAAGAAACCGGTGTTTGCAATACTTGCATCATTAGTTTTTCTTATAATTATCATTGGAATCATATACTTGATAGTTGCATATTTTAGAGGATTGTGGCCATTCGTGGGTATTAGGAAACTGTGGAAATGTGAGTTTATTGATGGTAAACATACAGGTAAATGTATTGAAGGAGTATTTGACCGTGGATTCAAAACTAAACAAGAATGTGAAACAAGTAAAACATGTGATCAGTATTGGGGTTGTGAAAAAGTCAATGGTGAATTCACTGGTAAATGTAAAGAGTATACTAATGCAGTAGATGGTCCTAAGCGTACTAAACAAGAATGTGAAACTGCCATCTCGAACAATGAAATGTGCACTTATGGTTATGGTTGTGAAAGGGATAATAATGGATTATTTACTTCTCCTCCTAAGTGTATTCAATACAAAGATCCATCATTAGGACAATGGAAAACACAAAATATTTGTAGCGAGAATTCAGGATCACAATGTAAGAATAAATGGAAATGTTTTAATGGAGGATGTTCAATGGTTGATTCTAGAAGTGAATGGGCAATGTTCGAAACTGAAGGTGATTGCAGGTCAGTTTGTAAGAAAAATTAACTTAAACGTTAGTATAGCATATAATAAAACATACGTCTATGGAAAACACACAATTGACTAAGGCTACTGGATACAATCCCGATAACATGATCTTTTCCAAGCCAATTGTCAGTAACATCTCAAATCAAGTCTCATACAAGAGAGTAATGATCAGTACAAAAAATCCTGATGGAACACAAGGTGATTTGATTGTTCCAACTGAACGAGTATTTTCATTCGGTGTAGGAACACGAAATCCTGATGGTGATCCAAAAGATGGGTACCAATTAACTCTTTCAATGCATACACGTGACAATCCTACACAAGCTGAACTTGAATGGATTAAGACGTTTAACCTAATTATTAATAAATGTAAAGATCATTTACTTGCAATCAAGGATTCATTAGGATTGTATGAACTCACCAAGGAAGATTCTTTACTAAAAAGTTGTAATCCTCTAAAGTACAAGAAAGATAAAGGTAAAATTGTTGACGGAGTACCTCCAATTCTTGGTGTTAAACTAATTACACGTAAAGGAGAAATTGTTTCCATGTTCCACGATGAACGAGGGAATGTCCTTGATCCAATGTCATTAATCAAGAAACATTGCAATGTGGTTGCAGCACTCAAGTTTGAATCGATCTTTATTGGTTCTAAACTTATTGCAATTCAAATCAAACTATATGAAGCCCAAGTCAAACTTCTGAATACTGGATTCAAGAGTCTACTGGTTTCTACTCCTGTGCAACAAGAGAATAATCAAGTATTAATGTCTTCTTCTCACAATCCATTAGATGATGACGACGATGACATTCCAATTTAATTATTTATTATCAGTAATGATAATAAATGCGGTTTCCTTTCGATATTCCAAACAGGCTTCTAACAATGTTCTATGTAAGGAACTACTTATCTGATTCAGGTACAGAAACTTGTTTTTCTCATAATGGTAATTATTTACTCGATACAAAAATTGTACAAAGGTTTGGCGATGCTTCAAGTAATGAACAGGGAGATGTATACTTGACATGTATTGAACGTAATGATAAATGTGATCCTAAGATGGTAGTAAAATTAATAACAAGCGAAACGTATCAACCTGAATACGAGTTTGTCAATTTATATGATTTACCCGATCCAGATATGATTGAAGTTAATTCCATGAAAATAACTACTGAACTTGTTAGAAAACATTATTGTCCAAACTTACCTTTGCTTTATACTTATACATTTTGTCCTGACTGTAAATCAAGGAACTGTATAACTCTTGTATCTGAATACGCTAACGTTGGCGATTTAGATAAATTTTTAAGAAATACATTTGTAGATAATGAACTTCTAATGAACATTTTATTCCAGACTTGTTGTGGTCTTGCTACCCTTTGGAATAATTATGGAATGATCCATAATGATTTACATGCTGGAAATGTTCTTCTACATACATCTAATTTAGAAAAAGGAGTATGGGAATATATAATTAATGGTGATTCATACTTTTGTCCTAACTTGGGATTTTTAGTAATGCTTTGGGATTTTGGATTCTCTATTGTACCTGGAATGATTGCTCCACGTATTTCATATGTCAACGATATTAAAAATAAAGGGTTTTTCAATGAAGATAGAAATATATATACTAGTGACTTGAGAAAACTTTTGGACTCAGTAGTGTATATTATCGTAAAGATAAATAAGAGAAACATAACCAATTTTCCAGATATATTTGATGTATGGACTATATTTCAAAGTCCAATGTTCTATGATATTAATATATTTACACGTTGGTTATTTAGGAAGTATCTCAAACATGATCAAACATTACCTGTAATAGATACGTTTATAACAGATGATTATCAAACTATACCTTTCTATGCAAAAACAGATTATTCAAAGATACTTTCACTTATTGGTAAGTTATCTAGGAACATGATAAATTCTTTTGTAGTACATAACAATAAATTGACATATGAACAAATAAAAGGTCTTGGGAAACTTGTAGATCCTACTCTTCTGTTAAGAATATCAACTGATCTTTCTGTAACTAAACAAATAATAAAAGATTATAATATTGAAGATCCTTTGAAATGGGTATCTGTATCTTCAGTAAGCACAGAACTAATTCTTAGTTATACAAATCCATTAGAATTTAACTGGGCATTTGTCTCCTATTTCAATGACTTGACAGATGGTAAACTGATTGATATGTTTCCTAACTACATTGACTGGAACATTGTTTCTCAAAAACATAACATTCCAAAAAATATTTACTTCCTAATGAAATTTTCAGATAAAATTGTATGGAAGTATATCACCATTGAGTTTCTTGAACTGGTTGATCTTGATATTATAGAAACAGTAAACCAAGTGAAGGATTTATTAGAATGGAAAACATTGTCAGTCTCCAACTATGAAGTATTAAATATTTTTCCTCAGTATGTTAACTGGTACTTGGTAAATATTAATAAAGTTCAGTACAGTTTAATTAGTGCTAACCTGTTATACATTGACAGAGTATGGTTGTCAGAGAATGCTTCAGATAAACTTATACTTGCTTTATACAATGACTACCCCGACTACCTGGTATGGGATGTAGTAAAACCAAAAACATTAAGAGCAATAAATTTACTGGAAAATCTTCTTAATTGGGATCTTATATCTCGATATATTTCCATTAGACAAATAGGTGGTTATAAAAACTATATAAATTGGGATTCGTTGCAACGATACAATAAATTAGACAGTGCAACAATTATTAAATATTTTGAAAAGATGTCACCATTAGTATTAGAGACACAGGAAGTGAATGATGTAGTGTTAGAAATGTTTATCAAACTAGATACAGTAGATTTTCAGACACTTAACATTCTTGGATTGAGTAAAGATAAGGTCTACAAGTACTCGGACAAAATCAACTGGAATCTCAATACAAGTATCTTGTATTTCGACAAACATCCATCTATTCTAATTAAATTCTTCAAAGAACAGGATCCAATTCTTTCAAAATTAAATAAGAAATTATTAACTGAAACGTTACATCCTACAGGAGATACACTATTCATTTGTCATTCATTGTTCAATAGAGATTTATTTAAAAACTTTACAAATATTAGGTACAATGATTATTATAGGTTAGGATGGTGGTTTAATTGGGATCTGGTTGCATCTTACGGAAACCTTACATCTTCACAAATAAGGATGTATAGACATTCACTTAATCTTAAACGTGTACATTTCACAGAATTTGACTGGATATTTTTTAGAGCACACAAAGATGAAATTAACTGGAAAGATGTTGCAATGTTAAATCTACCTGACGAGTTGTTTATTAAAGAGTTTGTAGAATATATACTTCCACATATAATCCATAATTGAATTTGTTTTTCAGTATATAATTAAATGGAAAAACAAATTCAGGCAAAACTTAATTATAATGTACCATACTATGGTAAACTTGGGGATGTTGTAAACTTTGAAACAGAAATTGATTCAGTTCCTTATACCAGATTCTTTCGCGGACAGTATGATTCAGATAAACCAATTATATTTGACCGTAAAGCTGGGTACAGAGTTGTAAATAATTATGCAAATACTTGTCGTCCTAAAACTGTTGATACATTTGTACCTGATCTTTGCTTCTCTTCGGCATCAAGTATTCATTATCCATGCTATCCTTCATACTTCTATCAATATGCATCTACAGATGAACGTAACAATGCTCTTAACAGATACAGAGTAAATACCAGCACATAATATTTCATTGTATATAACTAAATTAAATACAATGAAATATTATTACAAGTAAATGTTTGTAATTAAAAGAAGCGGAGTTCAGGAGCAAATTTGTTTTGACAAAGTATACAACAGGATCAGTAAACTTTCCACAAATCTTGATGTTGATATCATTAAAGTAACTAAGAAAGTTATTGGTGGATTGTATCCTGGTGTACATACAACTGAACTTGACATACTTGCATCTGAAATAGCTGCACAGTTAATTACAGAGAATCCTGATTATGGAATTCTTGCTTCAAGAATATACGTCTCTTCATTACATAAGGAAACTCCGCCAAAGTTCAGCAAGTACATTGAGGAATGTATTGATGAATTCAATGAAACATTTATTACTAATGTTAATCTGAATAAAGATGTACTTGACAGTATGATTATTGATGACAATGACTACCAGTTTTCATACTTTGCTCTAAAAACTTTGGAAAAATCTTACCTTGTTCGTAAAGAAGGTAAAGTTATAGAAAGACCGCAATATATGTTAATGAGAGTAAGTATTGCATTACACGGAACAAACATCGAAAAAATTCGAGAGACATATACACTCATGTCAAACAAGTACTTTATTCATGCGACTCCAACAATGTTTAATGCAGGAAAGAAACATCAACAACTATCTTCATGTTTTATAACTCAAATATATGATGATTCAATTGATGGAATATTCACAACAATCAAGAACTGTGCATTAATGTCAAAATCATCAGGTGGAATTGGATTATCAGTATCAAATGTAAGAGCATCTGGAAGTTCAATTACAGGTGGTGGTGTATCAAGTGGACTTGTTCCAATGATTCGTGTACTTAACAATGTTGCAAGATATGTTGATCAAGGTGGAAATAAACGTCCGGGAGCAATTGCTGTTTATCTCGAACCATGGCATAAAGATATTATAAGTTTTCTTGATCTAAGAAAAAATAATGGGAAAGATGAATTACGTGCTCGTGATATTTTTACAGCACTATGGATTCCTGACTTGTTTATGTACAGAGTAAAACATAATATGGATTGGTCTTTGTTTTGTCCAAAAGATGCACCTGGACTTGATGAAGTATGGGGAACAAAGTTTGAAGATCTTTACAAGTCATATGAAGAAACTATACCATGTGTAAAAATACCAGCCCAGAAATTATGGAATGCAATAATTACTTCTCAAATAGAAACTGGTACACCATACATGCTTTACAAAGATGCATGTAATAGGACATCTAACCATAATCATCTTGGAACAATCAAGGCATCAAATTTATGTACTGAGATTGTAGAGTATTTTGATAAGGATCATACTGCAGTATGTAATCTTGCATCAATAGGTCTTCCTGCATTTGTAAATAACAATGAGTTTGATTTTAAAAGTTTATACGATGTAACAAGAGTAATTACTAACAATCTTAATAATGGAATAGATATTAACACATATCCCATTCCAGAAACACAATCATCAAACTCTAAGAATCGACCCATTGGAATAGGTGTTCAAGGTCTTGCTGATGTATTTATTCTACTAGATATTCCGTTTGATAGTAATGAAGCACGTGAAGTTAATAAAAAGATCTTTGAAACAATTTACTTTGCTGCATTATCAGAAAGTAATTCTCTTGCAAAGATTCATGGGACTTATAATACATATACTGGATCAAGGATTTCTAATAATCTATTACATTTCGATAATAATATCAACGTCAAACATAGTGGATTATGGGATTGGAATACATTAAGAGAACAAATTAAATTGTATGGATTAAGAAACAGTTTATTAATTGCTCCAATGCCTACTGCATCCACTTCTCAAATCCTTGGGTATAACGAATGTATTGAACCATACACAAGTAACTTATATGTCAGACGAGTAAATTCGGGAGAGTTTCAAGTAGTTAATACTAGACTTGTATATAAACTCAAGACTCTTGGATTATGGAACGAAAGTGTAAAAAATACAATCCTAATAAATAACGGATCAATCAAGAATGTTCCAAACATTCCTAACAACATTAAAAATATTTTCAAGACAGTATGGGAAATTTCACAGAAAGTTATAATTGATATGGCTGCTGATAGACAACTCTACATTGATCAATCTCAATCACTTAATATTCATATTGAGGATCCAACATTTCAGAAACTGACCTCAATGCATTTTTATGGATGGGAAAAAGGATTAAAAACTGGAATGTATTATCTTCGTACACGTCCAGCAGCAAGAAGTATACAGTACACTGTAGATGTATTCAACACTATGCCAACTACTCAACCTGAACCTCAACAAGGAAATTCATGTGATATAGGATGTATCTCTTGTAGTTCATAATATTGTTTCTTTTTCATTAGGAAAAAGAAACACAATGTATATATTTATTTAATAACTTTATTAGTACTTGTAAATGATCTTCGATAGTGAAGTTTCAATTGATCAGAGAATTGAAGCATGTATTTTACATGAGGATATTGGAGACATTATAAGCAGACTGTGTTCAATGTACGTAATAACATCACTTGATGATTTTGCAATAATGCTTCATACATTATCATGTGATGAACGAGTTAATATAATAATGAGACTTGAATGTATTAAGACATTAGTTGAAAACAAAAACAAGTTTTCAGATTTCTCCAGTAAAGCTTATGATTCTCTTAACAGTATATGTACATCATTTCCTGTTCAGACAACATTTATAGAAAAGTGTATGTGTATATCATACCTTTTAAAAAGCAATAAACATCGGTTCTCATCAAAGAAGTATTTACGTTTGCTTGTATCTGATGATTCATATACGTGTAAACAAAGATACAAGTACATTCTTTCTATAAAAGATTTTTACCATCTAAGTGAAAAGGTTAGAACTTATTATACATGCGAATCAATTGAACTTGTGGTCTTCAAGTGGTCAATCATGATGTATAGATTAATGGCATCTCAAGTATTAATCAAAGAGTTGAATAAACATACTGGTAAGAAATATAATAAGTTATATTTACGTACAAAACAATTTGTAATTGATCAGGCGCAAAATTCTTCTGATTATAATACACGTGCAGATGCGGCTGATATACTATTAAATTCCGGTATTGATGAATTGCAACAAGTAGGCCAATCAGTTATTCTTTCCCTTTCAGGAGGAACTGACTATTATAATAATAATCAAAATGTCCATATGAAATCCATTGAGAAGAGTTGTCTCAAAAATATAGAAGTTCTTGTGAAGTGTATACCATCATTTAAAGAGTATGATATTTGCGTAACCGAGTTTCTTAAAGAAGTGCCATTAACTCCGGAATTATCAATATCTCTTGATAGAGTATCTATGGATCTTAAAACATATACAAAATATAATTTTAGGTTAAGTACATTATTCTGTCTAGTATGGACCTATGTAAATAAACATACTGAAAGAAAAACACTTATTGAAAGGCTTGAACAAGAACTTATCGAAGGATCGGGATTATGTTCAAGTGGGTTTATGGCTAGAATAATAAATACATTGTCTGGGTTTGACAATTTCTTAGTTGGAATCGACTATTGCGATCAAGTTATAGCTTACTTTAAAAACATAGTAAACACTCTATTAATAAATCACCCCTTGCAATCAGAAATACTTTCTGAATTGTCTGATGGGTCTGGAGATACATTAAAACAATTCTTAAGACAGAACCTTTCTACACTCAGACAACAGTGTTTCATAGAGTTTAAGGATTATATGGACGACACTGACTTTGACCTTTACTTCAAAAGAGCATACGAATCGTACTTTGTATAAAATAGTAATATTACCTAAATTTTACAATAAAAAGTGGTAATATTACCAATATAATAATAGAATTCTGTATATAACAATAGAGACTATAATGATTGTTATACTTAAAAATTTCAGGTGCTGGGAGAATAATACCTTTGAATTTCCAGATGATGGGTTAACTCTGTTATCAGGTAGAAGTGGTGTTGGGAAGAGTAGTATTATACAGGCAATTCATTTCTGTTTGTTCGGAAAAGGTACCAAGATTGTACGGATAGGTACAACAACATGCAAAGTTGAAATTAAGTATAAGGACCTGCATATTGTTAGGATCAAAAAGCCCTCTAATAAACTTATTGTGAATGATGTGTTTGAAGATGATATTGCACAAGAAATAATTAATAAAAGGTTTGGAATAAATTTTTCTATAGTTTCTTACCTTGAACAAGATGTATTTAAAAGCTTAGTGTACATGACACCATCATCAAGACTAGAGTTTCTGGAAACCTTTGCATTCGAAAATTTTAATATCGAGGGACTAAAGATTAATGTTAATGAAAAGGTAAGATCTTCTGAAGCACTTTTAACTAATAAACGTACGGAGATCGAAGTACTGACAAAAACAATTGATATTATAAAGTCTCCTGTGCCTGTAACTCGTCCAGCTGAAGATGAAATACCAGTTGATTATTATTTACAGGAATTAACAATCCTAAAGAACAAGAAGAGCTTGTTTGAGAAAAGTATTGATAACATCAATAAGATTGTGAAATTAAATGAAAGTATCTTATCAAAGATAGATTTTGAAACACGTTGTCTAGAATCATATACTTTACAAATGAATGAGTCAAAGTTTATAGGAGTTGAGCAACTACAGGATTTGGAGAAAAGATATATTTTACATAAACGTACTGAGAAAATTAAATGTGCAAGACAAGAACTTGAAATACTTGAAAAAGAGTATAACGAGCAAATGGATTTATATACTTCTACCCGTGATAGTCAAATATTATGTTTGAGAAATTTAATATTGGCACCAGATGTTAAAGCTGATACTGTACGTAAACTTTCTCAAGAAAGAGAACAGGATTATATGAACCGGAAATTCAAAGAAGTTAATGAACGACTTTCTAAAATTGAGCCATTTTACAATGAGTACCTGGAGCTGGTACCATATACTGGTAAAATGGTATCATGTCCTTCATGTAGGTGTTCACTCTCTCTTGTTAATGATTCAATATTCGAATTAAAGGACGTAAAGAAAGTAAATTATGAACGTGTAAAAAAGTTGGAGAAACTATTTGTAGAATACAATGACCTTAAAAAACTTAATTACAGTTATAGGGATACAACTACAAGTGAACTTGAGGAAATTATATCAAGTAATGATATTCTGGAGGAAAAACTTAATGTATTACTTTCAAACGAACTGCCTCCTCATTTAGAAACTGCCAAGAACAAAATATCTGACTTACGCTCTAAATGTGATACATGTGAAGAAATACTTGACAGTGTTCCATTTAGCGATACAGACATTCAATTACTTATGGAACAAAGAGCATTGAGTAAAGAATTTCATATGAATAAAACTAGAGCAGAACAAACAGAAATCAGTATATTTAATCTGAAAGAACAAATTCAAAAATGTCCAGATGATATTTATTCATCTGAATTAGTTGACATTAATACTAAAATAGATGAGTTGGCCGCCTCTATATCAAAGGCTGAGGTACTTTCTTCAGAGTGGAAAATATATAATAGATACCTCGATGATCTTGAAAAATATGATCAACTTATGGAAAGAAATTTTAACGCTCTTAAAGATTTGGTAAGTCTAGAGAACAATTATAAGCATGTATGTAATCTTAAGAGTATTATTATTGAATCAGAAAATGAGTACCTTACAAACATAATAGAAAATATTAATATTCATGCATCTACATTCATTGAGGATTTTTTTAAGGATAATCCAATAAATGTAAAACTTGTACCTTTTAAAGAAATAAAGAAAGGGAAGTCTACTATTTCCAAGCCACAAATAACCATAGAAATTACGTATAATGGTACTGAAATAGATTTTGATAGTTTAAGTGGCGGAGAAAAGGCAAGAATATCGTTAGCATATACACTTGCATTATCAATGATGAATGCATCTCCGTTACTTATAATGGATGAATCAATAAGCAGCCTCGACGAGGAGACAACATCAGATGTACTTGAATCTATAAAAATGCATCTTAGTAGTAAAACAGTGCTTTGTGTTTCTCATCAGGCGAATACGGGAATGTTTGACAATGTTATTGATATATAAAAAATAACAAAGTACAATATATATTATGTCTAACAGAGTCCCAAGATTACTTGCAGATAATATAATTGAAGTAAAATTACTCGACTTACTTGAAAAGTTAGAAACAGGAGTTATCTCTATTAAAGAGCGTCTTGATATTTCAAGTATTGGATGGTCAGGCCTTGATCCAGACGAAGTTGATGAATTAAATATGAGGAGATATATGTTTTTAGGATGGATAATTTACACTCAAATCCTTAATGAATACTTATAAAATTGATACTTAAAGATTATGTTCTTTAAATATCATATATTCTTTAAATGATATCCTTTGATGATATGACTCGTACTACCCGTACTGTAATTGCTGATACAAACATGATTATTGATATTGACAAGTTGTTTGATATTCTGCCAATTACTGAATGTGTTGAACCTGTTAAGAAAAGAGGAAGGAAAAGAAAAGATAGTATTAATGTTCCTCTTATACTTCCTAATGGAAGTATTGTTTCGGCAAAGTATGGCGACAAACATAAGGGTTTACAATCTGCAAATGGAAAAGCTGCATTTAAGAATTCTGTAACTATTGTTATGGAAATAAAACATCGAAGAGTTAATTTTAAACTTTCCAAGAACGGTAGGTTCCAAATAACTGGAAATAATGATGATTATCATGTTGAGAAATGTGTCAAGTATATGTGGAAAATAATTAAGGACCATGATGATTTGTATACAATTAACGGTACTTCATTAAAAGTTACATTCTGGTCATCAATGACTAACTTTAAAGTTAATATTGGAATGAGGATTGACAGACAGGAATTGAATACGTACATTAATAAAAATACAGAATATGTTAGTGTTTTTGAAACTTCGAGCGGAAGTGCAAGTGTAAACATTAAAATGCCTCTAATATTTCAAGACAAGCAACTTAATACTATGGTGTATAGATCGAATAAATGGGTAAAGGGAACAGTATCTTATACCGACTTTATGAAGAAAACTACAGGTAAGGCGCTAAACACTTCAAATAGGTTTATTAGTTTTTTAGTATTTCATACTGGTGAACTAATAATGACATCAACAGACAAAGAATCAATGAGACCATACTTTTACAAATTCATGTCAATTATTGAAGAATGTAAAGAATTATTATCACCCTCATGTTAATTACACTTTTCAGTGTAATTACATATATATTATAAGATCATGTGAATCCATCCATTCTCTTATGAGCTTACATATTTCTTTCTTACTATAGAATGGTTGTACTACAATATTAAGTTTCTTGGATATATCTTCAAGTTCAGACTTATCTATTGTTGAACATACACGTCCTCTAGGCGCAAGTCTCTTGTCACTAACATTATCACTAAGTTTTTTAATTATAAATTTGGATTTATCTACTACTCCAAAGAACCCATACTCTTTCGCACGTACTTCAATGTTTTTATTACTTGACTGAACATTAGTAACTATACTTGTAGGACAATCTTCCCATGAATTATTTTCCAAACATCTCATTTTACCGGTTTCTGAGAACGGTAAGGTACTTACTATTACATCATTATCATGAGTAATGTATTTCTTATAATAGGTTTGTACTGTGTCTTTAACATCTGGCCTGTTGTTATATAAGAAACTGTATTCAATAAAAGATTCGGATACTTTTGTAGGAAACTCTTTAAGAATGTCAGTACTCAATGTATTACAGAAATCATCGATAAGTAAAGGTATTCTTTTGGTATACGTATATTTCTCCGAAACGGTTTGAAACATGTTTTCACTGTGAAGAACGGGATTTATAAAATAGTAAGAGTCATCAATGTCTTCAGAACCTGAAATTGAAGGTGATGCGTATATTGTAGAATCATGGACATGTAAATATCCGGTATTTCCATACCTTCCTATGACCTTGTATACGTTAGTAATAGCTCCAATTACAGTTAATGGACTTACAGATGAAATATCAATTGTAGATTTAGGACATGTTTCTTGAATATTTAATACAAGTTTTGAAATATCTTCTTGATTGTAATATAAATTATAAGTTGTATCATCTTCAGGCAAGACTGAAGAATCACAAGTATATTCACATTTCATGTAATCACATGATCTTTCATAATCTTTTCCATTGATAAGATTGTGGGCATACATTGTTCTACAATCAACTGCTTCCTCCTTGATCACACGTTCGACTTGTTTGATAATTATATCTTTTTTCTCTGAAACTTCATACATTGTAAGATCAATAGACTTTATATATTGATCTTCTGGAAATGATACATGCTGATATACATTAACAACAGGTGTAATTCCTTGTGCAATAAGTGCATTGTGAGAGAATGCACGGTATGCTCTTGCAATTGCCTGGTCAGTTTCTCCATAATTCCAGTGAGGAGTCAAGATATGAACTTCTTGAACATTTTTAAGCGTGAATCCTTCACTTATCATTCGTGATCCCAGAATAACATGCACATATTTACCTGTACTGTTTTTAGAATCATTGTACAATGCAAGTACTTTCCTTGTCTGTTTTAGTGTAGTAGTCATGTTTGTAATTATGGCATACCTTTTACCCTCTGTTGTTTCCTTACCTGTTGACTTTGAATATCCTATAAGTTCCAAAAGTTTTGAAAGAATAATTAGTCCCGATCCTTCAACAAACTCGCAATAAACAAAGAATAGTTTGTTCTCATTGTTTATAATACTGTTAATAAGATAATAATACTTTGTAGATAATTTTTCCAGATCATTTACATTGATTGGAAGTTTCAATACATACGAGTTCTTGTTCTCGCCAAGCCTATTTTTCTTTTCTATCTTTGAAACATATTTTCCAAATCCCCTTGAACCATATGAACCGTCAGGGAATGTAAAGAGTGATACTTGACGTGACGCAGAATATAAATCTTGTTCATTTGAGATTGTTTTCTCGTAAATACCACTTTGAAACCCGCTCATGTATGTAGGAAAAACTATAAAATGTTCTAACGATCCCATCTTTTGTCCAATGTATCTTTTAACAACATTAGAAATAGAAGACTTGACGTATGAGACATGGCCTTTTAAATACTCCTTCAACATGTCTGCATTTTTTATTGAACCTCTAGTAATAAATAAAGAATTAAACTCATTACCTGTTGGCATTTGTTTGTCAAGTGGAAGTATAAGATTCATTACGTATGCAATTTCATTGGCAAGGTCTCTCATAGGAGTTCCTGACATTAATAATACCTTACATCTTTGAACATTATGAAGAAATGAATGTATGGGTGTATACTCCTCCATAGATTTTGTAATGATGTTATGTACTTCGTCAATGATTATTACATGATCACTATAAGACGCATATTGAGCTAGAGTTATATTTTTTGCAAAAGTTTCATAAGTCCAGAACTCATATTTTGACCTTAATTTGGATTTAACTCTTTCATCCTTTTTCAAATATCCATACTTCTCTGGCGCACATACGTTAACAAGCTCGTATATGAAATTATCTATTAACGACTGACCCTTCAGAAGAACAAGAGCCCTTTTTATTGGCCCGTTTTCAGAAAGTATCTGTTCGACCGTTTTTACAGCAGTACAAGTTTTACCAGTTCCCATCTCATGGAAAACCAATAAATTTTGATAAGGAGTTCTTGTAGAAAGAAATGTAGACACAAATCTTTGGTATGGTAAGACATTTCCGGAAACTATAGGGTACTTGAATTCTTTCTTTGCATAAATTAAACTGTTGAATGCTGGGTCGGAAATGTAAGGATAATATGGAATATAATCTTCAACACGATTTACAATAGACATTGTTTATTGTATTAAAATAATTTAGTCTTGTGATTTAAAACAATTATATTCATAAATCAATAATAATGGACATTATTGGTCTTGTACATGAATTATCAGTCCTCATAAACGAAGAAAAGGCTGCTCGTGCACACATTAATAAATTGAGGAAAAGGAAACTCGATGTCGAAACATCAATTATTAAGTTTCTTAATGATACAAATGATCCAGGGATAAAATGTGATAATTTACTTATTGAACTTAATGAGAAGGAAAGACGAATGTATAAAAAAAAGAGTGAGAAATTACTTAATGTTAAGGAGGTTCTTAGAAATTACGGGGTAGCTAACACTGATACTGCCGTAAATGAAGTTATAAAAGCTATGAAAGGGGAAACAAAGGTAGAAACAAAATTATCTGTTAAGAATGTAAAGTAGTAAAAATGATTTATACACGTACGTATGTGTATAAATAATATATACTCGAATGAAGTTTATACAAACACTTGATGAAATGTTTACACAACGTGGTTATGAATATATTAAAGAAACACATGATTTCCCATACTTCTTAAAAGCAGCAATTCATTCAAAAGAAAAGGTTTATGTATTTTCAAACTTTATTGAAAAAATATCTGTAAACATTTTTAAAGAATGTTTATCATTTCTTGAACAAAATAACAGTACACATTGCATCGTTATAAATTCTGAAGGAATTACTCCATGTGTAAAGAAAATCATTGATAATTCTCATGGTACAAGGATTGAGGTATTTTCAGAAGATGAACTTGGGTACAATGTGACAAAGCATCGCCTTGTTCCTAAACATGAGCTTGCTAATCCTACTGAACTTTTAGAACTGAAGAAACATTTACCAAATCTTCCTATTATTTTACAGAAGGATCCTGTTATAAGGTTTCTAGGTTTTGAGAAAAAACAAGTGGTGAAAATAACAAGGAAATCAGGTACTGTTATTTTCCGTATTATTATATAATTAATCTTTCACGAGATTAATTATAATTTGTGAATTGAACTTTATCATATTGAGGAATACATCTACACTGTTTAAGTTTATAATATTCCCCAAGATAGTATCCCTCTTTAGTCTTTTCCAATTGGATGACTCTATATAACGTTGATAATGAAATAGTTAATAATACAATATGGAACAGGATTAATACATACGTTGATGTAGTCATTTATTTTCACTCCCAAAAATACAATTTATTAAAATTCCGCAAACAATTAATACTCCTACTACACTTCCAACAATTATTAGAATAGTAAGGTCCATTTATTTTAAAAATTATTGTGGAATGTATGCATCTTGAACTGTTTCATAATCGTATTGTTCAACTGGTGCAACAGTTTCATAGTACCTCTCAGTCTTTGCAGGCATAACAGCATACACTAACCCAAGAATAAGTATAACAATTATCAGACTAAGTATTCTATGCATTTATTATACTTCAGAAAAAATTTACTTCTTGTAATTACAATAATTCACAATTTTTTTACCGTTAGGATCATAAATACCATGTGCAGCTGCCTTCTCAAGGACTTGTTGAAAAATTCTTGAAAACTTATCTGTATGTCCTATTTCATCACATAAAGCATGACTTATCTCATGTAGTATGACAAATATAAGGAAATTACGGTTGTAGTATCTGCTATGTTCATCCTTCATACATATATACACATTCTTCTTATTAATAGTATATGACTTGTCTCCTTCATAAAAATTAAGATTCTCTACAATTGGAAATACTTGTTTAAGACTTTCAACTATATTGTCAAGCTCGTCGTTTCTTACAAAATTTTCTTTAGTATAAGTATAATATGTTATAAGTATCAAGAGAACAATGACAACTGCTAGCACAATATGTTTCAAGTATTTCATATATTTTATTATTGTAGGATAACGTTATTAATTGGTTGTTTTATATCTTTTTTCAAGATATAAAACTATATTTCATATTATATTTCATATTGAACATCTTCTTCATATTCAGTCTCAATAATATTTTGAAGTAATAATTTTTGATTAACAAACATTTCAAATGTTCCTGTTCCACACGTAGGAAGTTTTCCTGTCATAACTGATGAACTTACACTGTTAATCATTTCCTTTTCACCTGTAACACCGGCTTTTAAGAAATTGTCAAGACTTTGTTCAAAACTGGCCTTTGTTAAGGGACTGCATTTCATTTTACGCTGTCCATACCTTGACACTGACATTATGTACCCTCCAAACGTCATTGCGTCTACCAATAGTTCTACATGACATTTATTTACATAAGTGCCGTCAGAAGAGATGGTTGCAGTAAATTCCTCTACAAGAAACTCGCGTGCAGCTTCAATCCCAAACACATTATAAATTTCCCACATATCATTAGACATTGTCCTTATCTTGCTTACTCCTGTCATGTTAAGTATTTTAACAAGGTTTGATCCTTGTGTTTCAATAATCCACTCGCTGTCTTTTTTGTCATAGAATACATCACGTACGTTTTCAACGCCGGATACTTTAAGTTCCGAGAGTTTTGGGATTATAACTGTATTAACGTATTTCTCAACATCATACTCTTCAACATTAACAGTGTCAAAGTAAACATCAAGCTGTCCTAAAAATTCTGGTGAATATACACATTGAAGATCCTCATATGTATCTGTTATGATTGTAGAAATTCTTCTTAACGAAAGTTTATGTAAATACATTTCTTTGACATTAAGATTTATTGTAACCCTAGAATCATACTTCCGATGATTTGTTCCGCATATTTGTTCATATGCAAAGTACCACTGAGGATCTGGGCTTTCAGTACTTATTTCAAACGAGTCCATGATGTTTGAAAACAACAAGTACTTAAGGTGTACACCTATATTGCTACGTAACTCAGCAACAGACTCGGCAGGTGTTTCTGTGAATATGTAACATGCAACCGTTTTTGGATTTGGAGTTGCACTTAACAGTTCAGAAAATCTTGGTACACCAGTTATGACTGTTTTAAGAGCAGCGCCTGCACTGTGGAATGTATCTAGTGTCATTTGTGTTTGTCGTTCTCCAATACTTTGGGCAGTCACAATCCCAACTGATTCTCCAGGTTGAATTCTTGAAGACAGGTAGTCTTCGCAAATTTTACGTTTAAGCTGTGGGATTATTTCAGGGTAAACAGAAACATTTTTCAGCATTTCACGTGTTCTGTTACGTGCAACACTAATATGTGATTCCGACACTATTAATGGAATACTTTTTACAGGCTCTAGACTCATTACAATATCTTCAATTTCTTCAGAAGTAAGTAATCGTTTTGTACTTTTTACTTGAACAGACATCTCGTTATTGTATATTGTGTATTACTTAATACACAATTGCTGACATAATCAGTTTTATTGCATAACATAAATGGTTTGCGCGCCATGTCTTGTACTTCCTTTAGCCGCCGTAAGTGGTGGGTCGTCATTCTTTGCAAAGAATGAATCAGTAGTGTTCGGATCAATTATTGTAACAGTTATACTAATTCTTATTTACGTATACTATAAATTTATAAAAACATGTAAAACATGTTTGTACTAGAATCCTATCTTGTCTTCTATTTTACTAGAAGAGAAGATAATTTATATTGGTGGCATGAAATCATTCTCGTTTGTAGAATTCATGTCGGGTTGTGTGTCATCATTGGAACCTACAGATTTTATCTTTCTGCCTTTCCATACTCCACGTGTACTAGCTCCCCATGCACTCTCAAAGTAGTCTTGAACATCTATACGTGCAGGAACTTGTGTATTGGGAACACTTGTACGTATCCACTCTTTAAACAATGGATAAATCTCGGCAATTGTTATTTTACCAGAGTCACACTCTGTTATGTATTCCTCAACAAATTGTCTATAATTGTCATTACGTTCAATGTACTTGTCAGTAGCTATACGAACCTTTGTAGGTATCGAAGATGGGTTATAATGCTTGAAATGATCAAGTAATACCCATAAGAATGCCTGAGACAATTCTGGAACTTTATCCCTAATGTAGTTACCTACTTTTGGAAACACCTTTGTCCTCATCTGTTCTTCAATTGATGAAGGAGCACTATCGGAAAATGTAGATTCATAAGGAATAACACACAGTCTGTTAATTGTTGCCTGATCAATATGTGGGAGTTTAGGCTGTTTGTTACAAACAATAAGTAACTTGAACATTGGATTGATTTCTCTACCTGTCTTATACAATGATCTTGCATAAAATGTATCATTACCACTAAGTTCCTTAAGAACACCGATGTTAATGTACTCGGTTTCATCGGGTTCCTGAATCACAGCCCAGCGTACACCATTACCTGCACGTGCAAGTTCTGGTGTGCATCCACTAGACTGTGCACGTTTACCTGTAACAAGAGAAGTAGGAAACTTGACTGCGTATGGACCAAGAATTTTTTCTACAAAACTTTGAATCACACTCTTACCATTGTTTCCTTTACCTGACCAGAACAGTACAAGTTTACGATCATTTCCTCCCATAAATACTTCACATGTAGTATCCATAAAAAATTTGTATACATCCTTATCAGGAAAAGTCTTGTTAAGACAATCATATACTTCCTGTACTTTTGTATCTAGTCTGTCGTACTCCACATAATCTAGAGGTGATTGTGTGGAAATATAATCATCTGGAATTCCTGGTCTCAAAACGTTTTCCTTGAGATCATAAACTCCATTCTGAAACCCAAACAAGAATCTGTTAGCATCAAGTTTTGATAGAAAATCTTCCTTGTAAAAGATATCAGAACATTCTTTGATTACACTGTTCTTGAAAGGATTTGATTTCAAACTTTTTACAAGTGATTCAAGTGCCTTATGCATTTTAGAATACTTTGCTTTGTCATACTCGTCTTGTGCATTAAGAATTTGCGCACAAACAGTCTTTAACATTTCTTCAGTCTCAGTCACAAGTACAGTTGATATCTTCATACGTAAGTCAACTGCACCTTCTGTCTCTTTCCAATGATGTCTCTCATACTTGTACCATATGTTATCCTTAAGCGAGGCACAAACATATTCATCGCCATACAATTCATATAATCGGTTAGCAACATCAACATGTGTATCTGGAATAATCATCTTATCGTTTTTTCGGTATATGATATTTTGTATATAAAGTTTAGGATTATCATTTTTTGCTAAAAATATCAATGTTCCAAGACCAATACTTCTTGATTCCATATGTTCCCATTCATATACACATACAGTTTCACTGAACTTTTCATTACATCTTGAACTAAACTCAAGCCATAATTCAAGTCCTTCAGGAGAACCTCCTGAAACATTAAATAAAATCCAACCTACAGTAATCCAATCTTGTCTATTGTTTGCCCTATGATCTGCAAGTAATGGCAGTACTTGTTTTGCTTTCTTAATATTCTCATTAATTTCAGAATCAAGCAATGAAGTACTTGATTGTTTTTTAGTACTCTCTTTAGTTAACACTGAAAGTTTTGCAGTACATGCAACAGATGATTTTATTTTCTTTATTTCTCGATTGTATGGTATAATACTTAATACTCTTGGCAAGAAATAAGTTTCTTTACCTTTGATGTTTACAAGTTTTTCATTCACGTCATATACTTTGTAGTTATACAATGCATGTTCTATGGAAATTTCTTTAGAATGTGAATCAAGTATGTATGAAACTTTATAAGGTTGGCCATCAGGTTTATGAGATCCATACATTAACCATGGTACATTAATATACTGTTTATCAATTAATGACGATGGATCAGAAATATTGATATTTTTAAATAATGTAGTTTGTGACACTTTTTCAAGTACACGTGGAAGGAGATGTACGTGATGATCTCGTTTATCTAAAAATATGTATGGGAAATGAAGATGAATACCATTCTTTACATATCTTGATTCAGGAGTTGTAACATAGTAGTGTGGTTTCTCAAGTACAAAACATACAAGTTCATGGTCTTCTACATCTTTAACAATTTCCTTAATAACATCAATGTAAATCGAGACTATTGTTTTGACATCGTCTTTTGTGTATACTGGAAAATCTGCACATGTAGTTTCAGGTAATTTTATATCAATGTCTACAACAATAGGAAGGTACTGCTGCGGTTTTTCGGCAAGACCAATATCTGTACCGTTTGTCATTATATATGAACAATACAAATCCCAAAACTGTTCCAGATGACTAACATGCATTTGATACTTGCCCTTTGGATATACCATGCTCACGTGCGTATGATATTCGGTTCCATCAACTTTCCTCTGAACAGACAATCTTGAAAGACAATCTTGAAGCAGAGTTTTAGAAGAATGGTCCATTTATATTTCTAAAGCAATCTTTAATTCAAAAATAAAAGATTATAAATATCAGTAAAATAGTAAATAAATGCCTGAAACGATGTTTACACAAACTTACAAACGTGTATCTGATCTGGATACTGACTTGGATATAGTAAAGAATAATTCTACATCACTCGAACGTCTTAATAATCTGGTTACTGATTTACTACTAGTAAAATGGAATAATCAAAAACCATTGGAAAACGAACCATTTATCTCTGACTTTAAACTTTTTGAAGAAAATGTTAACAACAGTGAAATAGCCAACAATGTAAGAAATTTAATTGTTGCAACTTACTTTATTGTTGATCAGTGTATTGACCTGTACATTATTGAAAGGTTACTAATAGAGGATAAGTATCCAAAAGATTCAGACATTTACATTAAAGCACAAACAACTGTTATGGATACAGTGTTTGGGTCTATGAGGGCATTACTTAATAAATACTCAAAGAAACTTCTGAATATTGTTTACAATAACACTTTCAATGAAAAGTTCAAGAATGAATGTATTAACAGGTACAGCATAAAAGATGATGATCCCAACTTTACTCAATCGTTCTTGTCATTTGCAAAAAGTCCGGAAAACACAAGATTTATTGATTATATGAACAAGATCATAAGCATTGAGACAGGAACACTTAGTCAACAAGAAGGAATAAATCAAATTTCTAGCATGCTTCGAAAGTTTTATAGTAATGAACCTTATTGGATCGAGTACTTTAGTGTTGGTTTACCTGAAACACAAGTAACTAAGCAGGTAGCCGGACCAAGTAAGATTGTTGATGTAATAGATTATACTCAGATAGAAACATATTCACAAGTATTTTTACAAGAAAAGGGAATGGAATTATTGGAACATGATCTTGATACAAGTAAAAGTATAAATTCTGATTTATTCATAAAAAAATTACAGGAAGATGTTTCAAAAGCCCTTAAACAAACGTTCATAGATGATTATGCAAAAGAAAATGGATTGTCTTACCCCGTAAATTCAGTTACCAAGGAGAATATAGTTTCTAAGATTAATAAGAATTTTGAAGAACTTGAGAAGGATATTTATTTCCAACTAAATGAATATACAGGTGTACGTACAATCATAGAATTTTCATCAAATGATAGATACAAAAACAAAAAAGCGCTTGTTCTTGAAATGAAAGAACAATCCAATGAAGCACTATATAATGGAATAACTTCATTATTTGATTTGTCTGATTATAAGACTTATCTAAAATACTCAGATGATGTTAATACATGGATCTCAGACTTCATATTAGAGGTTGATACTGGATTTGAAAATAATCCACCTACCAAAAAGGACAATGATGAAGCTTTTAGGAAGTACAAACAAGAATATTTAAGTATTTTGAATAATGCAAGACAAAAATTAGAAAAACAGGAACCAGCTAAAATAATTGAACAACAGATGGTTGAGGGTCCTAAGCCTGAAGATAAAACGTTTGAGGTTGTCAATGAAGAAATTAAAAATACAGAAATATCTAAACCGGTAGCTCAGCCTGTAGTTATTAATCCGCCAGTAAGTAAAAAGCCTGAAACACGACTTGTTGGTCCTGTCCAAAAACCTGTAAAGCAGCAAGAGGATCCCACTGAAATTTCTAAACTACAGTTAATAAAGAACGAACCGATAAAAAAAGTGGAGAATGTTGTAGCATTTCCGTTAAAAGATATTGTACCTGTAAAAACTGTAAAAACATATGTCCCTATAGACGAATCAAAAGCTCAAATATCAAAACTTGTTGAACTAGTACCTCCTGTAAGAGATGTTTATAAAATAATAAACAAGGTAGGTGCTAAGGACATGTATCAGTACGAAAAACATGTGTATGAATATTTGAAAGTGTTACAATCAAGCAGTATTTTCTCAATATTCAAACATAATGTGGAATTCTCAGATAATCTTGCAAGAGAAAAAATAATTGTTAATAATGTTCCAGTATCAAATGATGAGTACATGAATTCCATTATTACTGATGCAGGAAACATTATATTTCATGTTACGAGAGATCTTGAATTACTTACACAGATGTGTAACATAAGGTACAAATCAACAAATGCAGCTAATGATGCAACTGCAAGAAGATCGTTTTACGACAATACGTTAAAGGCATTTAGAAAATTATATGCTGAGTATTTTACAACATTCTTACCAGAAATAAATGATCTTATTGCATACCTTAAAAGTTTTGATAAAGAAAACAATGGAAAACAAATCAAAGGGGTACCTCCTATAGACGTTATAGTTGCACCCGGTACGTATCCTGAAAAGAGACCTGTTTCTAAACGAAACGAATTATTTAAAACTCTTCTATATAGAAGAAGCATTCTTCAATTTGTTACTGATGTAGGAATTTTTGATAACAAAATATATCAGACTTCCGACTCTACACGGATTGGTAATGTAGGATTTATTAGAAACATTACATTGGGAAAAAAACTTAGGTATGTTGGATGTTTACCGGTAAAAGATGAAAAATGTTTACCTCAATCTGTAACTGTGATTGCCGATATTAGACAATCTGAAACACCTAATGAAATTACAATAATAAATGTAAATGCTAGGTACATGTACCAGATCTCAAGATTGTTAATTACTGGACTTGTACAAAATTTTGCATATGGGTACTTCTACACTGCCGACAATAAATTTGAGGTGATTACTACATCAAAACAAGATGGTTCAATAACTTCAAAAAGGTACATTAATAATGCATCCTTGTTTATAACTGAAAGTTTAGATACAAATGAAACTGTGACGTTGGAAGCATGGATTGCTAGAGGACGATCAATACCTGAAGTTTTGAGTGTATATTTCCAAATATTTCATGCATTGTATTCACTATATGAACAATTAGAACTGGTATATTATAATATACAACCAACAGATGTATTTATAGTTCCAGTATATGCATGTGGATACTGGAGATATGTAATTGACGGAGTTAGTTATGATATTCCTAACTATGGATTTATGCCTTTAATTTATGGATATGATTCTATAACTACAAGCATCGACAAAGAAACTGCAAAGTCAAGAGGAATGTCACTTACACAACTAAAGATGCAGGCATTTGTTTCCCTTACATCACCTGTCCTTGAGAATGAACTTATTATGCTTGCACTCAAAAAGTATCAGGATCTTCAAGATTTATTTAAGATTGGAACATTTGCAAAACTTAGGAATTATCTTACAGGATTTGATTGGAAACGTGATATTTTCTCAAAGTTTGTATTCTTTACAAACACACCTCATTCAGAAAAGAATATTATAGACGTTATAGGTGATGCGACTATTTCGAATGATATAACTAAATATTTGAATGTAACTAGAGACACTGAAAATAAAGATTTGTTTGGATTTTCTGAATTTGATGATCTCGCAATTTATGAATACAAGCATGATGATATTGTTATTCAATTAGATAAGTATGGATTTGACTCACAGGGATATAACTCGATAGGCTACAATAAATTTGGATACGATAAATCTGGATATGATGTTAACGGATACGACCTCCGTGGATTCAATAAATCAGGATTTGACAAGGAAGGATACGATAAGAATGGGTATGACATCCAAGGATTCAACAGGATGGGATTAAACAAGTATGGGTATGATAAGTATGGGTATAATCTGAATGGATATAGCAAGTACGGATTTGATCGAAAAGGATATAACATTTTAGGGATTAACGTGTCTGGGTTTACAAATAAAGGTATAGATAGGTATGGTTATAATAAATATGGGTATAATGAAAAAGGGTATGACGTATCTGGATTCGATCAATCTGGGTTTGATTATAGGGGAGTTAATAAACTGAATTTTGGGAAGGAAGGGTTTAATGAACAAGGTCTTGACGTATGGGGAAAACAAAAGGGAGATTATAATGAACAGTCAGGATACGATTCTGAAGGATTTAACAAAGAGGGATACAATTCTGAAGGATACGATAGAGCTGGATTTGATTCTGAAGGATATGATAGAGATGGATATGATCGTACAGGATACAATAAGGAAGGATACTCGAGATCAGGAGCCATTAAAACAAGTTCAGCAACTGGCAAAGTATATTTCAGAAAATAATTATAATTATTCAATAAGAATAATTATAATGTGTATGATTCAATTAACTGGTTATTTGTGTTAACATTCATGTATGAACCAAATACATTGGGAAATATTTCATAAATATTTGGTATCGAGATTATACGTGTCATTAGTTCTTTATGTCTAGGGTATAACCCTCTTATTATTTTTGATACCCTAATATGATCTGTGGATGAAGATGATTGAGTACAAAGTCCAAAATCCCATAATGTAACTAATACTCCCATATTTGTACATTTATATTCTCTGTTGTCAATAATGTAGTTCCAATACCCTTTTTCGCGTGTTTTATGTATAAGAATGTTTCCTAAATGTAGATCATTGTGGACCAGTGAAAAATGTTTATGTAATGTGTATAACGCAGCACAAATTTGAAACATAATATTTTCAACCATTAATGAAGTTACTTTATTTTTCATTAAGTACGAACCAAGATCTCCGTACTCTGCGAACTCAGTCACTATAACTCCACATTTCTTTGACTTGAGTACCCGCTTATCAAAAGAGCATGAATTACACTGAGTTATGTGATGTGTTAAAGGTAAATTAGGACATATTTTTTTTGATACAATCATGTTGCACTTCTCAAGAATATCACATTCAACTTGATTATTTTTGTTAGGTGTAACTTTAATCGCAAACCATATACTTCCTTCTAAACATCCTTTCTCATCAGATGGAGAACATGCACTAGTAGCTTCAGATTCATCTCCAATACCTATATTTTTTATTATATAGGTGTTTTTGAAATGTGTAGAGCTAGTAAAACAAGGTAAGTTTAATTCAAATGTTTCCCTTATTTTCATAGAGGTACCTATTCGTGATTCAATATTTTCCATTGTGTACTTCCATTATCCATTTAATTGTAAATATTGATTTACAATTAAGTTTTAATCACAATAGTTTACAATTAATTATACCATTTTTGAAATTGTATGCATTGCTATATCTCTTTGTTCATTAGTCAAGAATTCGTGTTTAATAACAAGTGTAGAATCACTATTTTTGTATGCAATAATTGCAGATAGTATTGGAGGTATTACAGTAAACAGTAGAGATTTAATACGTTCGGATTCATCAGGTACAAACCCGTCTCTACTTTCCATGTTCTTTTTAATAAAGAAAATTGCAGCACCTATACCACATATTCCCGCAGAAGCAATTATTTTTACTATAGAAAATAAACTTATACCCATTAGTTAATATATAGGTACGTACTTTTATGATTAAAATGTATAGTTGTAAGAGTATTAATTGACATTAACTTGATTTTATTTACTATTGAGTTTTACCTCAATAGTAAATATAATAATTTTACTAGTCCAATTGATATCTACACATTGGACATGTTTTCTTTTCACTTCCACATAACCACGTTACAATACACATCTGATGAAACTCGTGTTTGCATGGAAGAACATGTAAAGTACCTCCTTCTTCAAGGCATACTGAACATGTTTCATGTGAATCTATTGATATAGGATATACAAACTTTGAATTTGCGTTATAGATTCTTATAATTTCTGTTTTTTGGTCTTCAGTAAAATACAAGTTCTTTAAAAGATCCTCTGACTTCATATTTTCATGGAATCGTTTTATGAACTCTATAGATAATGGTTGAAACAATGCAACAAAGTTCCATTTCAAGTACTGGATGTTTGCAAGTATTTCCAGTTCATCAAGTTCATAGTTAACAAGATAGTTATCCCAGTCAACATAGGTAGAGTGTTTTTGTAAAAAATCGACAGAAAATCCTGAATAAGAAATCAAGCTCCAGTTAAGATAGTTCCTATATTGATGTACAAATTTTTCAGACAAACATTTATAATTGCGTGAAATGTAATTCCAGTCAAGTGGTTTTCCCTTGAATTTATTTATAAACTTTTGTGTCATAAAGTTTTTTGTAAGAGCTTTCCAGTTTACATCATAATGGTCTGAAACTTCGCATATTATATCAAATGTAATGTTTTTACTTGAAGTTAACTTGTTAATGTCAAGTCTCTCCTTGAACCTTTTAATAAAATCAAGTGTTGGCTTTGATCCCTTAACAAGAATATTGAAATCAATATAATCTTTATACTTTTCAAGAAACTCTATTGGAACATCAGGATTATCAGTAATGAATTTTTTCCAATCAAGATTCTTGGCAATAAGGTCAACGTAAGAAATATCAATAGTAACTTGCATTGTATATAATATGTTAATATACATATTATGTAATCATTTTTGATACTTGTTCTAAATTTACTATTGAGTTTTACCCCAATAGTAAATATAATAATTGTTTATAATTTGTACCTGCATAAAGGACAAGAAGGATTTTGTTGTCGTATTGTCCACGAGGAAATACATTCGCCATGGAACACGTGGTTACAAGGCAGAATATGCATTGCACCTTCTTCCTCCATACAGATTGAACAAGATTCATTAGTGTTATTGCATATAGGATATATACAACTTAGCCCTTTGTAAACCTCTTTAATTCTTGTTTTTGTTTCATTAGAAATATTGCTGTTCAATAACAGATCTTCTAGAGCAAGATTATCTTTATATTGTATTACAAAGTCAACACTTAATATTTGAGTTCTTGAAATATTTTCCCATCCAAGGAAATCAATATTGTAAATTATTTCTTCTTCAGATAGATAATACTCTGTGCATATTGTATTCCAATCAACATAGTCACTATGATCTCTTAAGAACTGAGGATCAAGTAAGTTGAGATAATTTACAAGTTCCCAATCAATATACTCTTGAAACTCATGTGCAAACTCTTTTGTAATAGTTTTATGTTTAATAGAAATACAAGACCAAATATCATTGTCAATGTAATCTTTAAACATTCTACAAAACTCTGTAGAAAAGTATGAAGAAATTAAACGTTCCCATGCAAATCCTGGTGGATCTTCATCTCCAAACATTTGCACTACAAACATTATTGTATCCAAGTCAAGATCCTTTCTCTTACAGAATAAACTGCCATCAAACTTGTCTTTAAAAAGAGGTAACAGTTCTCTGAGCTTTGTGGTATAGTAAAACAATACATTGAATGGAATATATTCCTCATACTTCTTAATTAGAAAACATGATAGAAGTTTGTGATTGTATCTGACAACAGAGTTCCAATTAAGTTTTTTAATGTTAGCATCAATAAATTCGCACAATTCAGTGTCTGTCATCATAACTTCAACATGTTCAGTACTCATTGTATTACAGTATACCTATAATAACAACTTTCCGAAATTGTATTCATTTTTGATACCCTAATACCAAAAATGAATGTAAATTTTTACTTATATCATTATTTTATTAACAATGAAGCTGACTCTTGACGTATCTTACGAACTTATTGATCAAATTGCTGACTATATAGATTGGAATAAGATAGTTATTGATAATCCTCGTTTACCTATTGAGTTTATTCAGGAATATGAAGATTACATAAATTTCGATCTTTTATTTTCAATGAAACCTTTGAATTATAATCTGATAGCAATATTCAGAAATCATATTAATGGAGATGTTATTTCTAGAAGGAATGATTTACCTCTTGAAATTTTAAAACATATTTCTGAGCTAACTACATTGGACTGGAACCTTCTTACTAGAAATTACTTTACGTACGAGTTTATTGAAATGTTTAAAGATAAACCATTAGACTGGAACTATATTACAAAAGAATACAATATTTTGTATATACCTTCAAGAGTACTTACACGTAAAGACTGGGGAAGTCAGGAACATTTTGTAAGTATTTTCAAGGACTACCTGAACTGGTCGTTAATTACGTACGAACAGTTCAATGACGACTTTCTTACAGAACATGCAGAATATGTTGATTGGGATACATATATTATAAATGATTTTGTTGATGAGGAACTTATAATACAAAACATTGATTATGTGGACCTAAACCTTGTAGCAAAGTATCAGTATATTTCCATGGAATTTATTGAGAAGTATGCCAAAGGTATGAGATCTGATCTTTTATTGAGTAATCAGTACATTGAAGAATCGCACAGTGAAATTATTTCACTGTACAAGAAAAATTTGGAATCAATGTACGCATATTCTAAATCCGATGGAAATATGTGTATGATATGTATGGATGAGATGGATACATGTTGTAAAATTAAATGTAACCACGAGTTTCATGAATCATGTGTTTCTGAATGGCTTCTCAGAAATGAAGCCAAATCATGCCCTTTATGCAGGAACAAACTTGATTAGCCAAAACTTAACAATTATTATATTTACTATTGGGGTAAAACTCAATAGTAAATAAAGTATGGGATATATATTGAGTATATTTTGACTAAATATTAGAATATCAGTTATGACTTTGTGATGTATAGTGTTTTAAATGCTTATTGTATATGAGTAAATATTAATGTCTGGACCAAATAAAAGCAATAGACTAAAACGATCTCTTGTTGGATTTATCGATGATCTGATCACTTTGTTTCCTACTCATAATGAGTTAGTCACCTTACGTATTGTAGTCGATAGTCAAATACCTGCAGAGATGGTAATGGATACTTTTACTCAGAATCTCGAGTATTTTAAATTAAAGAGTGAATCACGTGATGAAACGTTATTTTCTGAAAGGAATCCAATATTTGAACAGCTTGGTCAGGGTGACCTTTTCTTATCACTGTGGAAAGAAATTAGTCATGACGTCCATAATAAGAACATGATGTGGTCATGGGTAGATCATCTTGTCAAAATAGCAAGTAATTAGTACTATATAAATATCAAATTTCTATAAGATATTTATATAATGAATAAAACATAATTTATAAAATGGTTGTTATTTATCCTACTATTCTCAATTTTGCATTTAATACATCGTCAAAGTATGTTCAACATATACTTGTAAAACTTTCAAAGGGTGAAGTGTTGTATGTACAGGATACTGTAATCACCCCATTCGAGAATAATATTGTTATAGAAAAGGGTAAAACCATAATTGACAATATAGCTCTAACAAATAAAAGTAACAAATTAATACATAAATTAGAAGAGATCATGTGTTTACAAAAAAGACTAGATAATGAATTGGAAGAAGGGTATGAAGAAACTGTAAAACACCTGAAAGAATATATGTTTAGGAACTACGTGTCTGATCTCTATAGGAGTGGAAAATATGGATTGACAGAATCAAAGAATTTGCTTTCATTACTTATAAGTGCATACCTCCTTCGCTCAATTTCTGTTTCCGATATTAAATTTGAAGAGGGAAAAATAGTTGACGTAAATATTGAAAACATTACAATTTACAAGAAGGTTTACAAACAAGTCAAGCAGCAAGTCAGTAAAACAATTTATAGAAAAAGAATGGATAGTTTTTGGAAGACCGAGGAAAGTTAAGTTTATTTCTTGATTCTAAAGTAAATTGCAGTAAATAATACTATAAGAATAATCACTGCCAAAAATGACCACACTACCCTCGGATCACAAGGTTCATATAACATATACTCTTCTTTAAAAACTCGTTTATGAACCACTTGTTCTAATTCATCTGTTTGTTCTACAGAGTCAGGATAACACAACATGAATCCTCCCGACATCATGTTTTGAGGTTTTATAACAACTACACGTTCAAACTGTGATTGTTTATTAAATGGATACATTGCAATTTTAAAGTAACCATTGTCAATACCCCATTCACTTCCCCAGCTGTTTCTACAGTACCAATATGGAACATGTAATTCACGCGGTCTGCCATCGGGTAAAGGTACATTAATTAATTGTTCGGATACACCCCATCCAATGACTACAATTGCATGAGATCCTGACCATCTTGGACTTTCGCCAGGACTTAACCATCTGTCACTATCATAGTCGTATTGTTCAAAATAAACTCCTCCAGTAGCTGTAAAATCTCCAGACATGAAATTTGCAAATACGTGGTAGCCTCCAATCACTGGACCAATACTGTAAATATGTGTTTTGATTAATGGTGCTACATCATGGTTATCGTTTTCCATAGTTACTACTGATGGATTTTTTACATAATATACTGGCTGTTTCTTTTTTGAACCAGAGTAACAACCACACGGAGGAATTAGTGAGTTTATCCGTTCTGTTTCAGTAGAAGGATTAAAATGTTGGGATCCTTTACCACTACATACTGAGTCATTGTTACACCATCCATAATCAATACATTTATTTGATGCAATCCCATCTTGTTGAATATCTTCAAGAAGGGTGGCAGGATTACCACCTCCACATTTATATTGTGGATAACATGATAAGCTATATGTTATACTAACATCAGGATTTTTTGGACTCATACCTGACGCCACAAACAAATCACTAATTAATCCTGCAACTGCAACTGCCCAGCATGAACCACATAATCCCTGATTAGGAACTTTTGTCATGTGTTTCTTCTTATTTTTAGTATTCAAATCGTCTTCAGGATACTCATGTCTCCAATCCCATGTTTCTGGAAGAGGAACTGTTGCAACTGTAAGGTACTGACTTTCAGACAAATGTTTTTGTGGGAGTACACTTAAAAATCTAATGTCAGTATTTAGAGGTGGTGCAGTAAATGGTTTAGCAATTTCAAAAGTCCCAGGTCTTGGGTTTCGAAGGTATTGTTTAGGTTCCATCTTTCTAAGAAGCTGGTCATAGTCTCCACCAACATTGAGTTGTTGCATATTTTATTTATCTAAAAAATAAAATATCATTTATACAGATGAAACAAAAATGCGAATTCTCAGTTTGTAAACAAGTACAGTCAATAATTGGAAAATGTAAGTTTTGTAATAACACTTACTGTATTATCCATAGACATACTGAAACACATAAATGTTCAGAGATGAGTAAATGTATAGAACGAGCAAAAAACATTAATTCTAAAGTTTTAATTGAATCAAAACTTACTAAATTTTAAAATTTGCATTACTGATAATTATATTTTGTGCCCAATGCTAATGAATTGTATCTTCTTGGACATGAATTACAAAACCTTTCTACAGAGTCAGGATAATCCTTTACAACAACATTTGTATCTGTTGCCTGTGCTAGAGGACAAAACACAGATTGCATTTGTTTATCAGTTTCTGATCTCCAGCTCATAAAAATATTACATATAGGATACTTGTTCGAGTCTGCCATTTACAACTTACAATAATTTTATTTGTGTGTATATATTTTTTTGTATTAATATAAACATGTCAAATATTTCGTTACAGGGTTCGATTAGAGGATGCAGAGTTGATGCAGGATGGGCTAACAAAATCCAGTCCGATCGATTTGAAAACCCGGCACTTATGTCTTGTCCTACATGGAACGGGTCAGATACTTATGGACGTCAAGTTTGTCCTGACTCGTTCAATACTAAGAATGCTGGATGTAACAGTCCTGCTGACAGGATTTATGTAGAGAATGTTTTAAGACCACAGTACATTGAGTACATTACTCTTGATGCTCAAGGTATTACTGGAAATATGTTCGAAGAGGATTCTAGTCAACGATCAACTGACTTGAGAAACCTTAAGAAAGTTACTGGTAGTACTGGTGTTGGATACGGAGGAATTATTGCTACTAATTGTGGTAATTACAGGTACGACGATGCCCAAGCTCAGATTGCAAAGGCAAATGCGCAAAGAGCAAACAATCAATTCTATAATCAGGCAAGAACATACAGTGATAGAGCTGCAGCTGGAAATTATAATCAGTTCAATAAGTACAGATATGCTGGGTTTTCTGTTTAAACAATGTATATAACCATGAAGTATATATTATCTTTTTGAAGAGATAATATATAATTATATTTTAAGGTTAGCAAATTTCTCCATAATTGATACCTGTTGGTTTATTGTACTTGAATTATGAATTTTGCATTTTCCATTTACTACAGCGTTGTAAGTACACTTGGTACCTTTCTTTGTAACTGATGAACATTTACTTAGACTATCCTCTTTCTTATTAGAAGTATCAACAACATTAATAGGTTCTAGATTAATACTTGATTGTTTGAGTAACTTCTTAAAAACATTAGATTGAGATGATGCAACAGTTATTGATGGTACTGTTTCTTTCCAGATTTCAATCAACTCTTCAAAAGGAATACCATGAGTTTCTGATATTGTTTTAAGAAACATAGTATATTCGCACTTCTTTTGAACCATTTACAGTTCTGTATATTTATATAACTAGTCTCATTTTTGATTTAAATCGGTACCCTGTAATCCTAAATGAACCAATTTCCTGAATGTATTAGTGAAAGTAACAGAAAACAGTTTCCACAATTACTTGAAGAAAAAATTATTCAAAAGCTTAGAGAGGAAATTATTGATACTGTACTCCAAGATGATTGTACCAACTTCTACGATATTTCCGCTTTCAAGTATAGTTCATACAAAAACATTAAAGATCTTATTAAAATAATAATGAAAGAACTTGAGGAACTTGGATGGAAAACAAAATTATCTTACGGAGATACTGCATTGTTCATATATACTGGAGCAATGCCAGTGAACTGTTGGTAAATTTTTTACTTTATATTTTTTTAATAAAGTAAAAATGGTGCGTAGATCAAGAAGTAAATCCCCAAAAAGATTGTCTCCTTCTTTAAAACAACGTAAGTCAAGATCACCTGTACGTAGTCATAGAAAGAGTCCATCTAGTTCTAAAAAACGTAGTCATAGAAGAAGCAAGTCTAGATCACCAGTAAGGATTCATCTTACTAAAGGATCACTTGGAATGTATGGATATAAGGATGTAAGTACAAAAACATCAACTGAAAGAAGAAGTTACTTGTCCAAAGCATTGAAACATGAAGATGCACTTCCAGTGTTCCGAAAACTTAATGCTTTATATGTTGTGAACAAGAACAGGAATCCATGTCTTTCTGCAATTTTCGAATCTGACAGGAACTGGGTTCAGAGTAAATACATGTAATTTTTCCATGTTATAATAAAATGGTACATCATCCTACAAAAGTACACTTCGAAAAATCGCCTCTAAAAAGCAAGAAATATAGGGTATTCTTCAATCTTGGAAAAGAAGAATATTATGTAGATTTTGGACAAAAAGGATACGAACAGTATAAAGACTCTACTCCATTAAAACTTTATGCAAAGTACGATCATGGGGATAAGTATAGAAGATATAAGTATCTTACAAGAGCAGAAGGTATTGTAAATGGACAAGGCAAAAAAACAGCAGATGATCCAAGAGGTGCAAACTACTGGAGTATAAGATACTTATGGTGAAAACACACGTCAATATTTAACTACGCATAAGTTTAAAATTATGAGAACAATAATAAATGATTATTTCACCTGAAATCCAAGATATGATAGTTTTATCATCTTTAAATGGACAAAAATGTAATGTTATTCTTGATTTAGACAATACGTTAGTAAGTGCTATAGAGTATCAAAAACTAAATAATATTTATAGGAATACGAACTTGAAGTATCATATACTTGACAAATCATTCATTATATTTGAACGTCCATATGTTCAAAGATTTCTTGATTTTTTGTTTAAAAATTTCAACGTAAGTATCTGGTCAGCGGGAACAAAAGATTATGTGTTATTTATAATAAAAAATGTTATCCAAACATCTCCGTCGAGAAAAATACATACTATACTTCACTACGATCATTGTGTAATGTCTTCAAAGTTTTATCCAGATACACCTAAAGATCTGAGGTTTCTTTACAATATTATTAAAGGGTACAAAAGCTCAAATACATTCATTATTGATGATCTTGATGAAGTATACATTTCACAGCCTAGTAATTGTATCCAAGTACCAAGATTTGACCTTGAAAGTGAACCTCACAGTATTGGAGATAACGCACTTGCTATTCTTCAAAATAATTTATTAAAGTTGATTTAACTTCCCTTAGGAAGAAAGTTAAATCATTATAATTTTATAGTATCTTTATATTCACAAAGTTCTAAATATTCATCATGTGTTATTTTATCATAAAGCTCCAGTACATAAGTACTTACATATGTTATGTGTTCTTTGATAAACTTTACAGTTAAATTCTTGTTAAATATACATATATACTCCCAATTCACCTTATCCTTATATGTTTTGAGGAAATTAAGAGATAAGTCGTGTTTATTTTGACACAAAATTTCCCAACCTGTAGTAGAAGGATCGAATGCAATCTTATCAAGCTCTGTTATTCTGAATTCAATAATATGTTCAGGAACATCTTGGAAAGATACGAGTGTATGCATATCTATACGCCAATATACCTTTGTTAATATATTTACAGGAATTTTTCGGTGTTCAGATATAATATTCCAGTCAACATCATCAACGAAATATTCGAATGCAACTTCCGGACTAATTACTTCGGAAACAATATTCCAATGCAAATTAATATTATACTTCTTATATTCCCTTACAGATAATTTCTGTCTGGATACTTGAGCCCAGTCAATAAAATCAAGAAGGTTGATTGAGTCGCTACTCATTTTTCCATTGAATAAATCATCGTCAAAAATATCATTATTGCACTTTGTCTTTGTATCATTAAATTTCAAAGTCTCAATTTGACTTATATTCTCAAAGTATTTTAAAACATCGTCTCCGAGGTTATTCAAATCTAATTGTTTTAATCCACTGAACATAGTATATTTTCTGTATATTGATTAGTAGGTAAAATCATTTTTCATATTGTTTATACTCTCCGATTAAGAGAGTATAAAACATTATAATTATTTAGTGAAGGTTTGTTTTACCTACATTATTTCTCATAACGTAATAAAACATTTTCTCCGACTCTGTTGCTGGAACTGATGAATCAATTGACTCGTCACTATCAATTGGTGTTAATTCAAATGTTATACGAGTTTCAGACGTAATCTTTACATTATGTGTAAGCTGAAAAATTTTCCAATCAATATACTTTCTTAGAAGTATAGCCTTGTGGATAACAATGTTCTCTGAAACTCTGTTCCATCTTAAATGTTTCTTGAATTTTCTGTACAGTTCAACAGGTAAGTCTACTTTAGATGATACTTCATCCCAATTTATTAGTGATGGATCAATATCAAATACACTTTCAAGACGTCTAGAAACTTCGTTGTTTTCTTTGACCTCTTTTTGTTTTTCAGGAGAAGTATATTCAAAGTCCATTGGAACATCATCGTTAAAACAGATTGAAAGATTGAATGTGTCCATATTATTCAGATTATATTCTATTTAAATTTTTTATTATTAATTCATTTTCATTTACTTACCCTGTTTCAAAGGGGTAAGTAAATAATTACTTATTGTAAATTGATACAATATATACACTCAACAATATTATTAATGTTGCCGATACTATTATAAGATCTAAAGTTAATTTAACATGAAATTCGATTGTTATTGATTCAGGTATTGCCTGCATATATTATTAATTTATTACTTTAAATTACCTTTTCAAATATCATTACAATATACATATCAACAACATCCATCTCTTGTTCATTGAGAGATGTATTAACATCCATACTTTTTAATAAATCACTAAAATTGGTTTTATGTAACTCATAAAACTCTTTTGAAGTATACTTCTTCATAAGTTTTACACCACGGGATTCAAATTGAGATTGTAGATAATTAACATCAATAATATATTCTATACAATTATTTACACATTCATTCAAAGTAAATGTATATGAGTTACTTGTTAAGAAGTTAATTTTATAATAATTATTTCCAAACTTATTCCCATACTTTTCCTTAAGTTTTAATATTTTATCAGAGTTTGGTATAGTACATATAAATCTTCCTCCTTTCTTAAGATTTGAAGATATATTATCAATAGTTATATCTACATGATCAATAGAATCAAACGCATAATGTAAACTGTACTGAGATGAAACTACATCATATATTGTATTGAAATTAAGTTTTGTAGTATACGGATTTGCCTGAATAAATTCGGCTTTCATTTTACACCATTTCATTCCTTCAAATCTTTTTTCAGCTTCATTAAGAGATTTCTTGGAAATATCTATTGATGTCAGCAGACTTACATGTTTATTACACCATTTAGATAAATCTCCTCCTTTCCCACTACCTAGATCAAGTACTTTATCTTTCGGATCAACAGTTAATGTGATAAGCACTGCTTTTATCCAGTTATTGAATTTTCTAATATTAAATGTCTGAGTTTGGTTCCTTCGAACGTTACCTACTATAGTAGTATCATAATGTAATGCAACTTCAAGTTCTGTAGCATTAGTATTAAAAAATCTGCCTACAAATTTACATGGTCCATTAATTTCAACTTTACCTAGTGATACGTACACTGGTCCTGCAGAATATCCAATAATAATAGTATTTGGAGAATCTATTTTACTTGAATGTATAATATCTGAGCCATACATATCAACAAGGATAATTGAAACTGGAATAGTTTCTGAAATATTTTTAATGGAGTCAGTATATTTAGACAATAGTTCTTGTTTTTCATTCAACTTCATTAACTGAAACTTTGTATCATTAGAAAATAAACAGGCAGATTTCAATGAATTCTGTGTATCTGCAGGTGTACCAATAAATTCTTGTCCAAAAAGTGTTAATGGTATACCTCTAAATAGTCTTGGATAAATAAATTGTTTAGACAATTCACTAATTATAAGACCCATTTCAGGTTCAGTTATTGGATTATTAATATCTTCCCATATATCCATTGCAACAGTTACAAAATTAGGAATTGTTTTATCAGTGCGTACTCTCATAGGAACAAACGTATCATTTACCCATTGACATTCTACAATCTTATTCCCAGATCCAATTATAGTTTTACCATTATTGTCTACCTTCATAAGAATATGATAAGGTTCAAAGGGAATTATTCCAGATTCTCCTTGAACATACAATTTATATACTGGATAAGTATTACTTTTATCTACAGTTATCAGAAAATCAATTGTAAGTAAATGAATGGGTTTGTACTTTAATGTTTGCTTGTTAATGTATGTACTTGTTCGTGGAGCAAATACAATTCCATCAAGAACATTGTCAGGGTACTTTGTAGTATAATTCTTAAAACATTCATAAAGTGTAGGTCCATACCCAACTTCTGCAATATCAAATTGTAAATTATAATCACTCTTTGTTTGTTCAAGAATGTACTGTCTCTTAATCCTTATTTCATCCCTCAAATCATTTCCTTTAAGAAATAATATATCAAAGGCAATGTACTTATTAGTTGTTTCAAAGTATTCCCCATCAATAACTGTATTAACAAGTTCATTTGGAAATTGCATCTTAAGAGTCAAGGTAGTTGTTTTGTTTAACAAGTAAACTCCAGTTTGATGAACATAAATCATCATCCTTACACCATCCCATTTTGGAGTTATAATGAAATCTTTAAGGTCAGTGAAATACTTTCTTTTCATATTGTATGCATTATTAAAATTTACTCCTTTACGTTTGAATAACGACTCATAATCTTTTACAATTTCTTGATAATTATTATTGTATATTGATAATACATACTTGATTGGTTCAAATAAAGATTTAATATCCAGACCAAGAATGTATTCAACTTCAATCTCATAACTATCATATTTATTGTCAGTTCTTACGTGTGTAACATCAAGAGTAGTGGAATTACTTAATGCAAACGAGTACCGTTTCCTTTTCCTTACTCCTGCTTGTACACTATCTGGTGGCAAGTATCCAACTATTTGTTCTTCAGATAATGAAAATCTTCCATACTCAGTTTCAACATTACTTGCAACAAGTCTTTTCCTTTGAATTATAACTCCTGAGTTTGATCGTACTTCTCTATATCCATTCTTATAAAGAATAACTGTACTTTCTTCAGAAAAATACTTATACTTTGAATGTTTAAGAGTTCTTAATACTGATTCGAATACAGTACGTGTAACTCCAGGAATAAATTTATTATTCTCGTACTTACCTATTCTGAATTCGAATTCAAACTTTTGAGTATGTAATTCATAAAGCTTAGTTATTTCATTTAAAGTTTTTCCACTTATTGAAAGTTTCATTTACTATTGTATTTATCTATTCAACGTTTTTATTTAGAACAATCAGTTTTAAGGTCCAGTTCATGATTAAATAAGAAATATTCAAGAAAGAAATACTCGTCTTCATCTCTTACTTGATGTACATGAATCTTATCTTCTATCTTGAATAAATATTTGTTACAAATAGAATAATACTTTTTCCCTTTAATAATGTACCATATATCAGCTATTTCGTCTCCATTTAATAAAAATACAATTGTCTTTTCACCAGACATGTATAATTTAGCATGTGTATTCGGATCAAGATTATGTACAAGTGTAGTCTGAACAACAATTCTAAGATTGAAGCTAGGGATAAGTAATATGTTTTCATTCTCATTAAGCATCTCGTGAGTAACAGATGTACCCATTACAATATTTTTATTCGTGAACAGCCATTGTTTTACTACTTCTACATGTTTTGAAATGTTAAATATTTGATTGCCAAACAACCTATACTTCCTACAAATATCAGCCCTTCTTTGTAAATAATATCCCACAAATTCTGGTTCATTATCCATGAATCTTAATGAGTAATCATTTAATGATACAGTTACTTCATTATCTATATGAATATCATTATCTATATGTTCATCACTATCATCCGTGCATCGTTCAGATAATTCCTTGTCTGTACCATTATCATCAAATATCTTATTAGATTCTTCCATACAGTTACTATCTGAGTATGTAGATGAATATGAAACATGATGTGGTTCTTCTTCAGGATTATCCTCACTATACGGGTTTTCTGCGATATTGCCTTTGGTTACACTGCTTGTAAATCCATTTTTACATTTTGGACAGAACCCCTCGAAATTATTCTTGTGTTTTGATTTCTTGTTTTTGAACGAACCATACGTCATACTAAGCTCGTGACCTATAGGACAGATATAATTAATTTTTGCAGAAACTTTGCATGTCTTCTTAAGTTCTTTATACTCATCAAACGAGGTTGTAACTTTAAACCCGCCCTGAGATAAGTACTCTATTATTCTAAAATAGCTCATTTGTATTATATTAAATCGCGTTTAATATAATATTTTTCATACATATATATTCAAAGTGCTAAGATAGTATCCATGCTCCACCATCTGGACCAATGGCTGATACTACTGCTATATCTCCAGACGATGATATTGAACAACTGTATCCAAGGTACGAGTTTTGTTCACCAGTAAGTTTAGTTCTTAGATCCCATCCATTGAATGTATGTGTGTATATAAGAACAGTGCTAACTTCACACATTCCAATAATCAAAGTATTCCCACAACCTGTCAATGAAATACTTGAAATGTTTTTATCTACACTTATATTATTGTATGCTTGTCTTGATCCCTCCAAACAATCTTTTAGGGAAGTTATCCATACCCTTCCACTGGATGAAGTTGTAACTATTGTTTTACCAGAGTAGTCTGACATGATCATTGCACATTTGGAAATACCTGCAATGTTATGAATGTGTTTAGTGTTGTCATTTTCTCCAATGTTGTACGAAACAAAGGTATTAGAATCTGAGATTGTAAACACATATAATCCATTTCCACTCATTGAAACTTTAGTACCAAAACATTTATCACTATCTTCATTCAATTGAGTTAATGCATCCCAATTTGATGACTGTTCATTATATTTATAAACACTTATACATCCATGTTTAGATAATGCAATGGTTTTACCATCACTTGAAATACATGCATCAACACAATCTTCATCTAATCTATACTTCATTTCCCATGTTTCATTCGTTTTACTCTTTTCAAAAATAAGGAACCCGGTAGTTCCGTCAGATGACCTAATTGATAATCCAATAACTGTTGCCCATGAGTTCATAATACATACATTTGCATACTTAAATTCCCTATTTGCCGTAAACAGGTTATGTACTCCACTACCGTTATAATATACAGAGATTATAGAATCTTGATTAACAACCAGTTTAGTATTCCCATCTCCCGATATAATACATTTAGTAGATCCTGAACAAAGTTTATATTTAAGTGATGATGGATAGAAACTGTATACATCTTTAGTATCTCCTATAATATTCCATCTTTTGTTATAATAAATCAATTGCCTACTAACAATGGGATACGCTAATACAAAACTTCCCCTTGAAGTGTTTACAACTACACTTAGACAGTCTAGTTGAGATAATGTCATTGTAATGTAGTCACCATCAGCTCCATCCTTTAAAAAAACTTCTGTTGGATTACATACTGCATCAAAAATATACATACCATACGAACTGTCAATTGTACAATTTTCGTTTACGTACTTTGTTTCTTTTTGTTTATTAAGATGAATGTGACGTGTAGGAACATTTCCAGGCTGAATAAAAGGTACGCCTCCTTGTTGCTTACTTATCTTGAATGATGTCATTTGTTAAAAAATAAAGGATTTTATAACATTTACTTATGAAGTAAATGTTATAAACATATTACAAACCAGTCTACCTTGATATAATTATACTTTGTATTAAGCACATTTTCTCGTGGCAAACATGGTGCAGTTTCCACTTCCCGCTCCGGGATACGCATTACTGACACTGAAATAATTTCCACATTGCGGGCCCTTAACATCATGTAAAAGGGTGCTGTACCCAGGGGCAGCAAATTGAGGAATCACTTGCACGGCCATTGATGGAATTCCTGGATTGTATGGTCCTGAACTGTACATTGGCAATCCGTACATTGCAGAAGTGGCATCATAATTGTAGTTTGAAAGATTGGAATAGGAGCATCCTCCAGCAGATCCATTAATCTGTCGATTTGTGAATTCAGGCATTTATTAAATAAAAGAAAATTTAAAATTCGTATACTACTTTATTTTGTTTCGAATACATTACAACGGCAATGATTGCAATAATAAGCGCAATCAATGCAACCCAGAACAATGGTTTCTTATAAAATGGGACAATTACAATAATTGGTGGAGAAGGCTGAGGGATAGGTTCAGGCAATGGTCTATCTGGAACATCATCAGGCATAGGAGGTTCCTGTGGCGGATCGTCAGCCCGTCCGTTTGCAGATTTATAATATCTGTTCATTTATAGTAATGCTTAAAAGATATTTTTTAATATTTTTTATTCTTGCTTGCCATACAATACCATAAATACCCCACAATCACAACTATTAAAACAATAATTAGCCAGAACCATACACTCTTATAAAGTGGTACAGATTCGTCTCCCTGAACACTGCTTTTGTACGATGATTGTTTTACAGAAGGGTTGACACGGACAGGACCACGTTCAGTTTTGAAGTACATGTGTTTATTAATAACTAAATTATTTTTTTGTCTATTTATTGTTTATCAAACAAAATGGTTTCACCTACATTTACTGATGTGGATATTACAGAAACAATCTCTCGTGTAAAAACTAAACTGATATCTAATTGTGGAGACCTTATATCATCTGAAGGAACAATTAGAAAAATGTGTTCGAACCAATTAGTACAGGCCACCGTCCCGTTCCTTCTCGTTATAATTTCGATAATACTTATACGTCCTGATTGGTCTTACGACAAAGAAAATAAGAAGTACAAGTACTACAAAGTAGTAATTGTCTCAATTATAATTTATGTACTTGTAATTTCTTTAATAATTTATTTTAAGAATTATTTATTGTAAGGAATCAAAAGATCGTCAATAAACAATAACCTTCCATTATTACATTTTACGTCCATTGGAATAACCGTTATACTGTCGTTAAATGTAACTACACCATTAACAGTATATGCCTCTATTCTATCGTATGATTTCTTTGGGACAAGTGCAGAATAATACATGCTTTGAAGTAACGGATAAGAAATATCACTTTGGAGGATAGAGTAATTAACAATTCTATATGCATCATAAGTCGACATATTCACAAAATAATCTTCCCCATATTTTCTTGACAAGTACTTGTCCAATGGAACAATTAATGTCGAATCAAAATTTATGTGTGACATACATTCTTGCATGTTTGCCTTCTCAACGATGTATGAAAATATCCTGGTATTTGGATCTTTATATAAATAATCTAGTATCGTACCTTCTATACTCCTTTCTACAGGAATAGTGGGTGGATAAAACACTGCCATATCACCTGGTGTACTGTACCCATATACTGAAGTCATTTATTGATATAAATAATTTATTGGTTTATATTAAATGTTTGCTATTCAAGCCGCAAACGGTTTACTTTCTTCAAAGAAGAAAAAGTTACAGGCATTACAAGAAATCGGAGTACCAAAGACACCTCAGGAAGTAGAGGCTGTTAAGTACTTGAGGAAGGAATTAACTCGTGATCCAAGAGATGGATACTGATTATTATTCTAATTAGAATAATAATTCAATTAAAAAAGTCTTGTTTTTACATTTCCTGGCTTTAGTGTTCCAATTGCAGATTTTACCTGTGTCTCACTAAAATCAAATTCATTAGGCATTTTCGGACGGGCATCATACCCTCCAAGATTAAGACGTCGTTTAATAACAGTTGTTTCTGTATTATTCTGAGCAGCAGTTTTCAATCCCGAAAGATTAGTGTACCCTTCACCATAAGGTCTATTCAGAGACAATTCTTTTACCTTGGATTCATACCTCACATCTTTCTTCATCGAAGGATTTGCAGTAGTTTCAAAATGTAAAGGGGTTTTCAACGAAGGAGCAGCATTAAGTTTTTGTACACTATCCTTTCTTAAAAACTTTGTTGGAGGAGCTTCCACTTTCAACGTTTGAGGTTTAGTATTCCTTGAGTTTGTTCCACATGCAATACTTTTAGTAAAATCTACAAATCCGGGATTAACATTTGCAAATGTATGTACTCGTGGAAGTCTTGATAATGGCAGTAAATCAGTTGGTGCAATAATAGGGGCTCTAAACGCACCACCATCTGCAATCCTATATGGTAAGTATGCCTGTGCCTGTCTAGTTGCATACGATGTTCCGCCAGTACCTGCATTGTTAGAATAGTTATTATATGAAACTTCAACCATTGGATTCACACCTCTCCCATAAACCTTTATAGCTTCACATACTCTATCAGAACTTCCATCAACAAGATTTGTAATACTGTTATCCTCACCAACCTTGTTTATACGCCGAGTAGTAATTGCTTTCGGAGGGTCCTTGAGAATATTAACTTCTTCTACAGATGGTAGTGTAACATGTGTCCACTTTGGTAGTTGTAGCGTCATCAGATTTACTTGTTATTAATAAAATACTTTTGAAAAAAATATATTGGAGACTATAAAATATGATGAAACGTGATACTTACTTCTATATTGCAGTAGTCTTTATTGTAGTAGCATTAATTGCAATTGTTGTGTTAACAGTTCAAAAACATAAACCTCAAGTCAGCGAAGGATTTGCAGGTATGGGAGTTTCATTCAAAGTAAAGGCTGATAGGGAATTTGTAGATAATCAAGGATACTTCTATTCTATTCCTCCAAATTTACAAGGAGTACTTGCTCCACGTTTTTCTGGAACTGCCAGTTACGGGCCATGGCTTAACACCAAGATGCCATCAAGAACAATGCAAGGTGTTCCTGTAAATCCTCTCACTTATCAGAACACTATTAAGAAATGTAGTAACGGTGTAAACGTGTTTAATAGTGACATGAAAATGAAAAACGGTGCTTCTAAAGGGTGTGGTCAAACAACTGAAAACTTCGACACAGTACCTCCAAACTTTTCTGCTGGAAACTACGCATTTGCAGAAGATTCATTGAAACGAAGAAAAAATCTAATTACTAATGACATGCTTCCTGAAATGAGTGCTGAAGCTGCTACAAGTGTTGCACAGCCCATTGTTTATGACAGGTACATCTATGCCAATCAGAAGAGTAGATTGTACGGACTTGGCGATCCGATTAGAGGAGACATTCCTATTGTTCCATATAATGGTGACTGGTTCAGACCAAGTGTACAACCAAACATTGATCTTAGAGATGGTGCAATGATGGTTATGGCAGGACAAGACAATGCAACAGCTAGAAACACTATGGCATTAATGAGTGCTGCAAGTGGAGGAACTCTAGGAACATTTGCTGGTGCACCAGTTATGGCTCAACAGACCGATGTTGGATATGGAGCTGGCGGCGCAGATGTTATTGCAACAACATTCCCTTAATAAACAAATTATCTTACATAAGTCAATGTAAGATAATTAACAACATTCATGACAACATCCTTCAATACATTCCTTATTACATTCTTTCGTACATTCTAAAGAGGATTTATCTTGTTCTTGTAACTGGATGTAATACTTGTAAGGACAATCATCAAGTTTACAACTTCCACCGTCACCTAGTATTTTAGTAGCACATTTAATGTGAAGTATCTTCTCACATTTAGAAACATATGCCGGTCCTTCAACTACATTGTTACACAATTTACAATCAACCATTATTTATTCTATAAAAATATTTTAATTATTCTCAAGTTCTTGTAACTCTTCTTGAATCTCATTATCTATATCTTGTTCATTACTAACCTCTTCAAATGTATCGCTTACACTTACAGAAACAAACTCTTCAAATGGCACTTCTTTATTCTCTTGCTGCACTACTTGTTCTACTTCTCTCTGGATAACTGGTTGTTTAGGTGTCAAAGTTTGTATAGGTACTTGACACACCTGATTATTTTGCATGTTACTGGAACACATCATAGATATGTACTTTCTCTGATTATCTATTTCCTGTATAAGAACAGATACTTTCTTTTCTAATTCCGATATCCTTTCGTCATTCTCACTACTCTTCTTCTTTACAAAGTAAATTATTCCAATGAATACCATTAATTCGGTTACAACATGTATAACAAACTTTTTATCAATCATTATTATTAATAATATAATAGCTTTAAAATAATATAAACACGACTTGGTAATTATAAATGTCATCATCACTTACTGCACCATGGGACAGAACTGAGGAGGAACAGGTTTATAAACCTAAACAAATTGTATTAACTGAAGATCAAGTATCCAACGCTTTGTCAGAATTGTACACTAAAGACTTTACTAACAAGTTTCCGCGCGTTGATAGATTCTACGCTGACCCGGTACTGAACTCTCAAGTGTACTGCTTACATAGTTTTGTTCCCTCTAAAGGTGCTAAACCCGATGAACGAGGAGTTTATGGGTTTGTAAAATTTAGAGGATCATTTGCAACACAACAAGAAGCTGATGAAAGAGCAGAATTTCTTGTAAGGAATGTTGATTCATTCAATGATGTGTATACGTCTTACTGTGGCAGGCCATTTCCTCTTACTCATAATAAAGCTTTCGTTAAAGAAACTTCTGAGATTGATGTTAAGAAACAAATTTCTGACATTGTATCTCAAGACATCAAAACTAAAGTTGCAGAAGAGAGAAGAATTAAGGATGATTTGAAAGAAAAGGAAAAGAAACTGCTTGATGAAAACGAAAAAGTTCTAAATAATGTTCCTGTTGAAACGGATGAAGAGAAATATACAGTACTTCAAGTTAAGCGGGCGAATCTTGTTCATGTTTATGTTGAAACAAAGCAGAAACTTGAAAAGATTAAAGAATCAATACTTAAATGTCGTACAGAAATCGAACAGTTTGATCAAACACATCCTGAAATCAAAGATACTTATATTGAAAAATATAATCAAGCAAGGGAATTAAGTGGACTTGATAAAGTAGAGAATGATACTTCCTATCTTAAATATATGGGGTATGACGATAAGGAGGTTCTTGGATTTTAATACATAATTAAAAAATATATACTTCCGCACATGTGATTTAATACTCAATATTGAGTATTAAATTATAATAAACCTTGTTAATATATTATTAATATGAAATTTGCAATGGTACATTTTATCAATATAATATTGACAGTATACTTAACAAACTACTGTTATACAAGTACTACTTCATCTGATGGTTTAACTAGATTTGATACAAATGATCATGAGCTTGTAGAACAGATATATTCAGATATAGGTAAATATATTGAAGATGAAACTGAACTAAGTTCTTATATTGAGCAACAAATAGAAAAGATACATATTTTACCACAGCCTGTCAATGATAATGTATTACAAGATCCTATTGTTAATGATAATGTATCTCAGGATCATGTTGTTAATGATAATGTATTACAAGATCCTATTGTTAATGATAATGTATCTCAGGATCATGTTGTTCAAGTAATAAAGGTACATGATATTGTTAAAAAGATAGAAAGCAATAAACCTCGTAAACAGATTGACAAACTTAATGTTGATGTTAAAAACATTTATTCTCAATATGACAATGAAAGCATTGCCAAGTCTTTACAGGAAATAAAGGACTTTACACCAGAAACAATCCCTAATATGTCGGAATACATTCCAGTAAAAGATGTCATAAAGTCAAATAAGGCTAACACACTAACTATTAATGATGAAAACAATATTGATAAATTTGGATTGGAAATAAAGGGTATTGTATCTGAAATACTCAATATTATACGTACATCATCAGAAGTTTCTACAGATCATAATAAAATCATGCAGGAATTTATAGATAAATATAATACAAATCAACATAAGGAAGATTTACTTGTTGATCTTTTAAATATTATATCAATCCTTGAAAAAGAGAAGTTTCCATTCTCAAAAGAGGGTGATTTTATTAAATATGCAACTGACAAGAACGCGGAAGCAATCACTTATTCTGACATACATGAAAACAAATGGGTATGGAGACCTGGAAACAACTCTGTAGATAACTTTAACAGCACAACAGAAAAAAGGATATCTGGGGACTACAGAAAGAATAACATGTTGGTCAGATTCCATAAAATTATGCGCGACAATAAAATTTCTGATAATTACGAAGAAGTGATAAATGAAGAGAAATATACTGATACTGTGTCAAATACTACTCCATATCAACCCAATTCATTAAACACAGACGAAAGATCATCAACTTATAGTGAAGATATAAGTAGTAATGGATCACAATGTATAAAAAGAAATCCATCTATTTTCATTTCACTTATGGTTTCAATAATGTTTATTTTATAACACCTTTTACAGTGTTATAAAATAATTGGTTCTGATAATTCCTTTATCTCTTGACATAGCTTATACTTATTCTTATGTTGTGTATACATTTTATAAACCAAATCTTTTTCAGGGATTGTAACGTTAAGTATTTGATCAATTGGATTTACAAGAAGTTTCAAGTAGTACAAGTTATCAATCCTTAAAATATCTGAATGCCTATCAAAGTATTCAATGTCTTCAACCTTTTCAGATAATCTTGTACCGTTACTTGTAATAACATACTCAAGCCTGGTACCAACATCAACACGTGTACCTCTTGATCTCATTCTTTCCGCAAGTTGAATATGCGCAGGAAGACTTTTATCATGGTAATCATCCTCAGTACACTTAAGTTCTGCAAGACGTTTACCTTTCTTTAGTTCATCAGAAGGTAAATCCCTGACTTTGTATGATGATACATCATTTATACCTTTAGTAATTACATAATCTTTTGAAATGTATGTTCTGAAAAACATTTCATTAATAAGATCAATAACGTTGGAAACATCTGGTATTCCATTTGCAAGTACTGACATTATTGTTTTTTCATAAATGTTACGTACCATTTTACTATTATCACGTCTAGCAAGAAGGATTCCTTTCTTGGTTATTTTACCTTTGAATACGCCATCCTTTCCACATTCTTGTGCAATGTACCTTTTCTTTGTAAGAATGAAGAATCTTTTATAAATTTTTTCTTCAAATGCAAGACGCATAGGTGCTGGAAAAAGTTCAGATACTTCTTTTTCTATACGGACACATAATTCCCATAATTTTTCAATGTTTTGTTCATTAAACATAACCATTGTACTGTCTGTGTCACCATATACAATTTGACCTCCAAACACGTTTTTAATATATTCAGATGCTTTAATAATTGATTTTCTTCCCATTGCCGTTGTACACATGGCAGCGGGCATAAATGGCAAGTATCCTCTTCTTACACCCATTGCACCATAGACTGAATTTGCAGATACTTTATACGATAATTGACGTTTATCAAGAATTGCAATCAGTTCCTGTGACCCTCCTTCTGCCTTTAGTTTTTTAATTTGTGTATTTACTTGTTTTCTAGCATCAAGAAGGTTTTTAATAATGCTGGGTATAACCCCAAGTCCATTTTTATAAAATCTGAACTTATGTGCACTACACATTATTTTTTCTTTAGGAACTACTTTTCCTGATGTATCATGTGTACACCCAATATGATCTTCCCATTCAATCACGTTGCATTCAGTATCAGGAACTGATTCATCAATAACCATTGTACTATAATCAATGTTGTAAGCAATAATTGTTGTAGGGTACAATGATGCAAAATCAAAAGGTACAACATTGTCATATACACCTGGATCTGGATCTACAACGTATGCTCCAGAGTAAGTATCATTTCCAGGATGAGTATATTTTTCTACAACAATATTATTGTAAAGACAATACTTGTACACTTGAGAAAAAACTTTGATTTGTTGTCCTTGAGTGTAAAGAGAAAATATTGGGACATTACATGTTTTGGACATTTCACATAATCCAATCCATGTTTGTGTTACGTTGAAAAGGTTAGAGACAAGAAGTGAGTCTTGTACACAATACTTTCCAACAATACCAAGAGATTTTGGAGTAAATGTCCTATAACAATTAAAAATATCTGCAGGTGTTAATGGATCCTTTGTCTGATTTTTAAGAATGTTTTGAGATACAGTACTTAGTTTATAATTATCAAACTTATAATCCCTCTTAATTAATGGAAGTAAATCGACAAAGATTATTCCATTAACATCAAGAAACTCAAAGTGTTGATCCTGGAACGCTGATGACGACCAGTTAATTGTTCTTTGGGGAGCATGTTCTCCTATAATGTATCCTTGCTGATCAAATGATGATAAACACATGGTTTGTTTTGCTCTTCCAATCATATAAGGAATATCAAACCCAAAAATATTGTACCCAATAACAACTTGAGGCATTTCCTTTCTTACAAGCTGAGAGTACCCATCAAGCAATTCGTGTTCAGTATTATATTTAAGAACAGTACATTCTACAATTGTTTGATCCGGGTTTCCAAGAGATAACAAGTACTTCCTTGATTCTTTACTGTTTGAAAATACAACACTTATTTGAAATATTTTATCTTCCGGACGGTCTACACTTGGCATTGCACTTGGTACAGACGAATAACACTCAATATCAAATGACATGACAAGTATGTCTGGAATTGTTGTTTGTGTTGATGGAAATATTTTTTTCCAGAAAACAGTATACTCTTTACAACATCTTGTTTCTTTCTCATTTTCATCAACACTTATACCTTCAAACTTGATCCATCCTGTAGGATCAATGTTTCTCATACATGTTAATTGAAGAAGCGGCGTTGCATCTGATTCATGTACTTTCACTTGCATATTTGAAACAACTCCGGGAATTGTTACAGGTTTCATCCAACGTAAACTGTTAATATGCGACCTGCGTTCAAA